TAACTGATAAATTATTCAATAGAGATGGAAGCGTGAATGTAACTGAATTAGCTAAAATGCTAGAGGATGATGCTAGAGAATCAGACGCTAATGACAATGTATTATCTGGACTTAAAACATTAAATGATCAGTTCATAATACCTCTATCAGCTCTATCTGATAACAAATGGTTAGAAAGTAGATTTATATCTATGATTAATAAACAAATTATAGATGTACATATGCCTGGTGGAGCTTTCATTCAAAGATCCGCATTAGGTTTAGAAGCTACTTCTAATAAAGTGATAACGCCTAATATGATAAACAGCGGTAGAGCTTTAAAATCCATAAATGATGAAGGTTCTATGGATTCAGTGGTAAGTATAAATCTGTTTAAGCATATTATACCTGACTACGAAAGAATGACTTTTAGAGAAGCAAGACAATGGCTTATTGACCATGAAGTAATAGGTGATAAAGCTACAGCTAATGCTATTGGTTATCGTATTCCTACCCAGTCTGTAGCATCAATCTCAGCATTGAGATTCGTAGATGTATTCCCTGAAATAATGGGTGATACTATACTGTTACCTGAGGATTTTACTAAACTTACTGGTTCTGACTTTGATATTGATAAATTGTATGTAGCTAGATTTGCATACAATAATAAAGGTATTAAGTTTAATAAAGGCAATTCTTTTAAGTATGAAGAGGTACGTAACTCTATTAAGAATGAAATGCTTGATGCTTACTTGAAAGTATTACTTACTAAAGATAATACCAATTCTCTTAAATTATCTATTGATAATGCTACAGAGAATGTTAAAGAGGTACTTAGAGATATAGAGGGTCCTAATAGTTATCATCCTATTCCATTTGAAGTATATTCTCCTACTTATCAAGAAGCAAGAAAAGCAGAATACACAGGTGGTAAAGCTGGTATTGGTCCATTTGCGTTGAATAATGCTCATCATATACTAACCTAGCTAACTAAATTAAAAATGGTCGATAATGCATTTACTACTGCGTTAGATATACAAGAATTAGGAGGAATATACGACACTCCTGTTGAAGGCATGGTTAAAGGAGGAAGAATATTAGATTGGCTATCCGCCATGATTAACGGCTTTGTAGATATTGCAAAAGATCCTTATATTGTAAGATTGAATGTAAATTCATGGACATACAATATGGTGTCATTCTTATTGCGTACTGGTAAAGGTAAACAAACATTTTATTTCATAGCACAACCTATTCTTAAAGAAATGGCAGAAGCTGTTATCAAGACTAAAGGTAAATACGGTATTGATAGGACTAAAACTCCTACTCAACTGGAAAACGAGGCTATAGAAGAAGTATTAGACAAGTATGACCCTACTAAGAAATACAGGAAAAAATACGAATTTATCAATAAAAAAGATACTACAGCTGCATAGGAATATTCCGATCTGTTTAAAACTTATGAATTTAAGGATGGTGAGTATACTTCTAGGACTAGAGAATTACTCAAGATGGATCCCGATGATGCTAGTAATTTTAATGAAGAACAAGTTCGTATATACTATGCATGGAAAGCATTGAAACCCTATGCCGATTCTTTAGCAAATCTTGTTAAATATTCTAAGATAGATACAAAGAAAACAGGTAAAACATTTGCAGAACAGCAGACATACTATAATGGTATGTGGGCAATGGTTGATGATCCTAATTTTGCTGATGGGGAGATAGATAGATTCTATAATGAAACCTTTATAGCTAAGAAGACTGAAAACAGTATTCCTTTTGGTACATCCATATTCAAGAACTTATTACTTAGAAATACAGATACTTTCTTAAATAAAAAGGATATACTGTTATCATTACTTGGAAGAAGGAATAACGCTGATTCTAAATTGTTAAATGCTCTAATATCTGGCATGGAAGCATAGATTAAAAGTGGTTTCTTTAATCAGTTAATAGAACAAAATGGTATAGATGTAGAAGGTATGTTTACTGGAAAAATGTCTATGGCTAAACGTATAAATAACTTCAAACAGGAAATACTTAAAGGTAACCCTAGATTGAGTAGATTCCTAAACAATGACGGAACCATCAACAATGACTTTATCAATTACCTTATTCCTAATATTGATTATAATGGATTAGATTTTATTGACACGTCTGCCTTACTTGACGCTGATCAATCTTAGGCTAATAATCTTATAAATTATTGGAGAGAATTAATAGATGATCCAGAACCACAAGTTAGTAAGCTATTCAAAGACCTAGTAATATACGCATTTATTACATCTGGAGATAATCCTACTATGAATTCATTTTTCCAATATGTACCTAATAGTTATAGAAAATCTATAGGATATACAGATTATATACAAACCAAATTAGATGAATTATCTAATGGAGTAGACTAGTCCATAGTAAGAGACGATTTATTCTTAAATAACTGGTAGAATGACAAACTAGTAAGACCTGTGGACTTGTATAACAAAAATGGAGTCATGTTATACTCTGTATCGTTAAATAATGAGTCTGTTGTTCCCAATATAATACTTGGAGAAAGGCAAGATAAAACAAATAAAGCTGCAATTAGACCTAGTAACTGGATAAATATGTTGGTTAGAACTCCTAAAGGTCAGTTAGTAGAAGAAAAATTCCCTATATTCTATCCTTACATTAAGATAAATGATAGGTTAGGTTACGCTCCTGGTAATTATCACGTATATTCTCTAATAGGTTATAAAAAGGCTATGGATCCAGATACAAACAGATTGAACTATATTCCTATTTATGGTTTAGTATCAAAAAAAGGATATAGGTATAAAGGACATACTGTAGTAGAATACGGTAAAGAAACACAATTTGACTTTAATAAAGAAAATGTATGGGATTATGCTGAAGCTTTAAATAATAAAGAAGCATTGGCTGACATGGTTGATGAATATAGCAAACCTAATTGGGAAAACTCGGATATTCATTTAATTACAGATCTTCCTCCATATCAAAACATGAACTATGCTAAAGAATATCAAGATATGATATTTGAGTACGAATAGGACGATGTGGATAATTCTGAGCAAGGTACGGTATTATCTGAAGCAGAAGAAAATGCTGATCAACCTTCTACAGAAAAAGTACTTACTGAGATTGATTTAACGGACTTGTAGTTTAGTGACACTGCTAAAAAAGTGTTTGATTTGTGTAAGAAATTAGATATTGATACGATATATGTAAATCCTAGTATGTTGGTCAACGATACTACTTTAGCTCAATTTGATTCTGACAACAATAGAGTTCTTGTGAATGAGAATTTTGCAGAATTAGCAAAGGATAGAAATACAACATTAGAACAAGTACTATTACATGAGTACATTCATGTAATAAGTAGCTATGCTATAGACAATGTAGATGTTATGCCTGAGAAAGTTTAGGATGCAGTAAATATAATAAAAGCATCCTATAAAACATTATTAAATAATGAAAAACAAGGTTACGTATAGATGTTTAATCAGATTTTACCAAACGAGGATCTTTACTATGGGTTAACTAATGAAAAAGAAATGATAGCAGAGCTAGCAAATCCTAAATTTAGGGAAGTACTTCGTAGAAACAACCTACTAAACAAATTGCTAGATAGTGTAAAGAATATCATTCTTAATTTATTTGATAAATTCCTTATATCACGTAATTCTACAATAGAAGATAATCTTATAAATAGTTTAAATACTTTGATAGATAACTTTGACGTAGATCTATACAATGTTTGGAACAATACTAGAACTGCTTAGAGATGGTATAGAAATAATATATAGTCTATTAGTTTTAGTGAAAAGGTTAATAGTGGTATCATTGAGAGCATACAACAACAGCTTGAAGATAAACCAGACAATAAGATTGCTACTATTACATTTAATATTCCAATAGGAAGCGCGGAGGATCTATATCATGCTATAGGAGGAAAAGAAGGAAAAAATAAACCTATTAATTTCAGATTAAATGGCGCTATGTTACCAGCAAGAATAATACATTTAACTAAAAGCGATAAAATGTATTAGGGCATTTATACTCAAACAGAATCATACGACGTTACTATAGATACCCACCCTTCAATTATTCCTATGCAAGAATATGAAAAAGCTGGTGGTTCTTATAAACAATTATCATTAAAATATAATAAACCTATGTCTACTGAATAGTTTAACATTATAGTGTAGGCTGAAGTAGATGCAATACAACAAGTAAGAAAATATTTAATAGATTTAAGTAAAGATAATTCAGAATTGGCAGACAACATAGATACCAAAACAGAAGAATTTGCTCAGCTGTTACGTGAAGAGAATCCAACTACTCCAGAAGAAGTGGAAGGTTTGATTAACAAATTTATATGTAATTTATAATATGAATAAATATTGTCCAAATAAGAATCTTCCAGAATGGAAGGAGTTAGTAAAGATAGTAGGTGAAAATAAAGCCTACTATCTTTGGGATTAGAATAAAGGTAATGGTTTAGATAAGGCTCCCAATGGTAATGATTCTAAGTTGTTTTCAGACCTCTTAAACTATTATAATGGTGATCGTGACAAAGCTATAAAGGCTAAATCAATTACTTTTTCAGAAGGTTTAAGAAAAGATATTTATGACAAGGATGAAAATGGAGAATTATAGCTTACTCCTACTATATTAGGAATACTAGATAGTAATATATAGTCTGCTTAGATAGACTTAATTTATGATATCCCAGAATTGTCATAGCATGATATTAGAACTATATAGCAGATATCTAAATTGTATGACAAAATATAGAAAGGTCTTAAAGATAGATTGAATGCCATTAAACATTATACTATAAAGAATCCTAAAGTGTGGAATCAACTGTCTACTGTTATATCCCAATTGTCTAAATCTGAGACAGAATAGGGAATGCTACAGTTTGTACAACACATTAATGATACTATAGGAGAGAGTATAACATTCCTATCTAGACCAATAGAGGATATTAATGCTAAGCAGATTAGGCAACTATCTAATGACTATATAGGCTTCTATAAACCTCTTATAGACCAAATTTAGTATGTGGTAGATACTACAGATATATTTAAAGAATTACCCGATTATGCACAAATAAAATAGCAAATTGCAGATATAACTTAGTAGATTAATATAGTAAACAATAGATTTACCAATGTGTTAAAGGAAAAGGGATATCAATTCTTATAGGATTACCTACAATCTAGAGCTGTTCCATAGGAGTACATAGATAAAGCAATAACTTGGTTGGATGATCCTAAACATGATGTAAACATATTTATGAATTGGTTTGGCATGGCTACCAATAGTGATAACATGATATTACAAACCATAGCAAATATGTTACAGAATACCATGAATAAAACCGATAGAGATACCTTAAAAGTAGGTATTGACCTTACTAAACAATTAAATATAGTAAAGGATAAATATGGTAATGATGTATAGAAGTTGTTATATGAGAAATACGATGATGGAACATACACTGGACTAAGAGTAACACCTATAAATAAAGGGCAATTTAAGAAAGAACAAAAATAGTATCTTGATAAATTAGCTAATAAATTGGGCATATAGAAGGATGAGCACGATCAGTATATAATGCCAGATAATGAAGATATACAGAGTAAATGGTTTGATGGAGTAAATAAATTTTATTCAGAGAGAGCTAATAGGAAGTATAAATCTGAATATTATACTACAAGGAATAAAATGTTATCCATGAAAACAAGAGATGCCATAAATGAGATCAATAACTATATTAACACTATAACAGAACCTATTACAATAGATGGGGTAGAGTATGATAATTTGCTATCTGAATCAGAATTTAATGCATTACTTAGCTTACGCAGACAAAAATCATTACTTGCTAATAGGTATAATCTTGACGGTAGTATAAAGACAGGTGATGATCTAAAGATAGCTGAAGAACTATCTGCTTTTAATGAAGTAGTTCAAGGTCATGTGAAGTACAAAACTGACAGAGATAGTTATAATAAAGATAGAGCTAAAGTAGCTTCTAGATATGGGGAAGGATCAAATTAGCTGCATTTATGGGAATCTAGAAATCTAAAGAAATAGTATACTTAGGAATTCTATGATAGATTAGATAATCTAGAAAAAATTGAATAGTCTGAAGATTATAAAGAAGCAGTTAAGAAGCGTAGAGAATTTCAACAGTTATTTAGAGATCCTAAAACTGGAAATATAGATCCTAATTTAATGTCTGATTCTGAAAAAAGAGAATTACTAAAACTAGATTAGGATATTGCAGATTTATATAATTGGGTTAAAATAGATGACAGTGGTGATAATTTTAATAACTTTGCTGTTGTAACTCCTACAGAACAATATTATAAAGATAGTCAAGCTGCAAGAGATTCTGGAACAGGTGCATATAATGATTGGTTTAATAGAAATCATTATGAAGATGGAAAAGGTAGAATGCATCCTGCTTCATATTATACTGAACTCAGACCAAAAGATGAATTTTTGGAATAGTATACAGAATATGCCCCTATAAGTAGATATTCTACTATAGACGAGAAATCTGATTGGTTTAATAAAGATTGGGATCCTACTGGACCTGCTATACAACCAAATAAGAAATATTATGATAATAGTGAAGCATATAGATAGATAACAAGTAAACCGGAATTAAAGAAACTATATGATGATTTAGCTGATACAATGAGGAAGGCTAATGAATTTATATCATTTATGGTTTTTAATAATGACGATAGAATGCCACAAATACCTGCCAGATTTATGTAGGTATTAGGAAGAAAAGACAATGTATTAAATGCTTTAAAGTACGTATTTGAAGATGTTGCTACTACTAAAGTAGATGATATGGACTACGTAGAAGAATTTACTACTATGCCAAATGGAGATCCAATCAAGGTAATCCCTACTAGATTCATAAAAATGCTTGACGATACTAATGAAATTTCAACAGATGCTGTAGCTTCAGTTATATCATACTACAATATGGCTGCCAATTATAACAATATGGTTGAATAGTAGGATGATGTAGAACTATTATTAAATCTCCTTAGGAATACTTAGATAAGAACTAAAAAAGAATTAAAAACCCCAGGATCATCTAATGTATATAAACAAGCACAGTTATTAGTTGATAGATTAATGTATGGAAGGAATAAAACTCCTATTACTATAAATATATTAGATAAAGAAATTAATATAGGTAAGACTTTAGATATAGTAAGAGGATTTGTTACTAAAGTAAACCTATCAGGTAACTTATGGTCTATCGGGACATCTTTTTTCACAGATGCATCATATACTACCTTGGAAGCTAAAATGGGTAGATTCTTTGATATGAATGATCTTAAATTTGCTTCTAATGAATTTGCTAGATAGCTACCAGACATGCTTGCTAACATAGGTAATCCAGTACCTAAAGGAAAATTAGCATATTTAATGCAATTAAATCAAGTAGTAAAAGATAATAATGAAATATTTAGTAGACTTGATCAGAGTCAAGTATTAAGGGCCTTAAATCAAAATTTCTGGTTTATGGGTTATATTCAGTCTGATTATACTGTTAAAAGTCATACATTATTAAGTATATATCATAGCTATAGATTTGTCGAAGGAGAAGGATTTATGACTAAACAACAATATATTGACAGATTTAACTCTACTAGTTATAATTTTGAATAGTTACCAGTAACTCTATATGACGTATTTGTAGAAGATAAGGATGGTAATGTACATATATAGAGCAAATATGAATCCTACATTACTGATAAATTATAGAATGATGTAAAGAATAGAATTAATATATTATCTCAAAGAATAGATGGTACATTAAGAGAAGTTGATAAGGCAGCAGTCCATGCCAATGCTATAGCATCTTATATAGTATTACATAGAAATTTTATGATATCTGCCCTACATGATAGATTTAAAAGAAGACATTTCAATCTAGATTTAGGAGTAGAAGAAGAAGGATACTATAGATCTACTAGTAAGTTTTTAAAGAATGTAATAGGTCAAAGACATTTTGCTATTACATAGTTATTAGCAGATTATGATAATCTAAAAGATTACGAATAGTATGCTGTAAGAAGAACATTAAATGAATTAGTACTTATAGCAGCTTCTACATCTGTAGCTCTCGCTATTGCTTCTATAGTAGATGGAGATGATGATTATGATACATGGTTGACGCAATCTATTACTTATTTAGCAATGCGTTCTGCTTTTGAATTCAGAACTATGTATAATCCATTTGAGTTTATTTCTTTAATAAAATCTCCAACAGCAGCTTTCAACTGGTTTGATAATATATCTAGTTTCATAAATCTGTTCAATCCTGCTTCATACGTTGGTGATAGAACTCCATTTACAATTATAGACAGAGGTCCATATAAAGGATGGCCAGTAATACTTAGAAATATAATCAAAGTAACACCTATGAAGAGTATAATAGAAGCTGTCGATCCAAAAGCAAAAAGAAATTACTTACAAAATCAATTAATGAATTTCTAAAAAGTTTCTATATAAATTATCAATTCGCTAGACATACTGTAAAAAGAAAAGGCTGAGTATTAAGTTACTCAGCCTTATTTTGTTACGAGAGTTCATCACACTCTTCATAACTATAATAATCTTCTTCAGGTAATTCTGCATTCATAGACTCACCAAATCTATAAGTATTTAGAAATAATCTTTGTGCTAATTCTGGAACAGGCACGTTTGTCCAAAATCTATTTATTTCTAATGCTGCATCTATAGTAGATGTTTTACCTACTAACTGAAGATTATTAATATCTTTTTTATACTTTAACTTACTAAAACAATAAATCATATAATGCTTATTATTTATAGTAATATATTTAGTGTTATATAAGGAATCTAATTGTCTAAACTTCTTATATCTATTCATAGATTCCTTAGTATTTACACTACTATCATATATCAAAAAAACCTTTTCTTCTAAAAATGGTCTATTTTTATCTGTAGTATAAGCATTTATATATCCACTTTCGACTGTTAAATCACTCCAAGTAATATTATCGTCTAATAACGGAACTATATAAATGCTAACATCATTCAAGCCTTTCAGTACCATCCCCCTCGTAATAGCTAAGAGTGTGCTCCCAGTTATTAGTTCGATAATGGTATGAAAGTTCTGTTAATGCATTGATAATGATAGTTTTTTGAGAGTCTAACTCTGTTTCATTAAACATATCGAATACTCTCACTTCATAGCTACCATTTGTTTGAATAGCAACTATATAGGCTTCACAGTCATAATCTGAAATATCAATATCTTGATCTCTCATATACCAAGTAATAGCTAATAAATAATAAGCTATTTGTCTGTAATAGCCAAATTCTTCTACAGAATGCTTAAAGTTATAAACATCTGAAGTAGTCTTTAAGTCAATAAGAATAATCTTCTTATTGACATGATCGAATATACATCTATCAAGTAAAGACTTGCAAGGTGCATACCAAATCTTATCTTCATCCATCTTAAGACTATTAGTCATAATAGGAAATGTCCAGTTAATATGAAACTCATTATGAGATTCTACTCCTGGTATATCTGTTAGTAATTCTTTTGCTTTCTTATGATTATCAATGTTAGACTTAATTGTCTTTAACATATTCAAATCAGCAAAGGAAATTACTTTTCTGTTATCTTTTTCATTTCGTAATACTTCTATATAGTCAGCATAACGAGTACATAGCTCTGTAGCTTCTTTTAAGACGATTTCAGAGCTTTTTGAGTTGCTATATGCAGATTTATATGCAGCAATCTTCTTATCGTCTTCTATGAGCTCTAATGAGTTTGCATAGTTCTCACAGAAATCTTTTTGTTGTTTTACTTTAGGTACTTCATAATCTAAAATAATATAATCCTTCCAAAATTCATCTGGTTGAAGTATATATTCATGAATCATAGTACCTTTCTCTAATTGTGGTAACTTTAATCCTTCTTCTTTACCGTCGAGCATATTACGGAAATACAAAGGACCTTTTTTCAGAAACCAACCAATAGAAGAATTTGATATTCTCGTGTTATCTTCATAATACGGTTTATCAATTATCATTCTCTTCCTTGTTTAATTCTATAGTTACTATTTTAAGTCTTTCTCTTTCTAAATAACTGTCAGTTAATATACTACAGTTATGTTGATTAAGATGACCATAGGATATACCATTATGCCAATGCCCAAAGAAATGATGCTTGTACTTACCGAAACAGCAATGTTCAAGCTTCTCATTATAATTAGGATTTTCATGTGTGATTAGAATATCACATTCAGGTATATTTTCATATGGACATTTATACTCATCATATTCATGATTAGTATCTTCAAATGCCCATGCTTGCCAGTGTATAGGAGCTATCCAAGGAGTACCATAGAAAGTAACTCCTTCATATTCATAGAGTTCATCAATAAGAAATACTACTTTATCATTGGTAAGTATAGATATCTTATCTTTGAATTGCTGAAATGTAATATCTTTATCTAAATCATCATACAAACGTTCGATATAGATATCATGATTGCCAGGTACTACTATTACTTTCTTACAAGGAAGTTTATCTACCCAGTTTACAAAAGTAACACTCCACCATTTATCTGATTCATCGCTGTCTCTTTGAACAACTAACTCTACTACATCACCAGCTATACATAGTACATCACACTCAGGTATATTAGGTAGATGCCCATGCAAGTCGCTTATCGCACATATCTTCATAATGTAGATTTGTTGTAAGTCTAAATATAAACAATATTAAGAATAATTCCATTATCTTAATTTAATTATTAATTCGTCTACTTGTTTTTGAGTATGTACTACATAAAACTTTATGTTAGGTTCAAATCTATACAGGTAATAGTTAAATAGTTTCTCACGTAAAGGCCATGCCTCATTAGGATAGCCTTTACATTCGATAATAAATCCATCACCTACAAAATCAGGTAGGTAAGTCATTGGACGATATTTCTTTTCCCCAAAAGTAAAAGCTGGAAGAAGTTCAAATCTATGCTTTTCATAATCAGCCTTGATTTTTGCTTCTTTCAGCTTCTTATATGTATAGGTTTCAAGCTTACTTCTAAACTTTATACCGTCATATTCATTTGGAGTAGCGTTTTTTACTTTTCCTTGCTTCTTTGTACTTTTTCTTCTTACAAATAACATCATGATAAGACTACACTCTTACAATAAGTTATAGAATCATTCTTAGTAGAAGCTCCAAACGTACTTTTTAATGTAACAGGTTCGCCTTTCATGGCTTTATCCATTACAAATTTGATAATACTCCATGCAGCCTTCCATTTTGCATGACAAGCTTTTGCTTCTCCAGCAAGTACTTGAGCAATATAGTCAACTAAGAATGCAGGAATACAGTACATAATAAAAAGTATTTTGACAGGGTAATACAATATCTTACCTATATTTTTAATAAATTTCTTCATAAAGCCAATTTTTTATAGTTTCGAAATTATTTGCTTTAATAGCATCTGATATATCTTTGGCCTTAAACTTTTTATGAACTAATAGGCCTTCTAAGCCTGTTTTAAGGCTCATTTTGCGAAGATATTTTACACCAGCTTCATCTCTATCAAACATTATAATAATGCGTTTAAAACGCTTCTTAAGTTGTTCTAATGCCTTATCAGGTATAAAAGTTGATTCTGATGATGAGCTTATCGCAGGAATACCCATTTCGTATAAACACATGACGTCTTTCATACTCTTTGTTATAATGAGTATATCACCAGTTTTAGGTAACTGTTTAAACCCCTGAATATCGTTTTCAGTCAGGTTATTACGCCACTTTGTATATTTATCTGCTAAAGGTCTATATATCTTAAAATGATTATATACCTTATAAGCATACATAGGATTTGTATCCTTGTAAATACCCTTTACAATACCATTACACAAATAATATTTAATACTACTTACTCCGAATTTCTTCAAAGTAGTAGTACTAATATTGAACTGAGACCAGTAATTGATGTCTGTTAGAGTAAAGTCTTGTCTTACTACACCAATTACTGTCTCTGTTGACGGTATATATTGCTTAGAGCTAATGAGTTGCGTATTGTTAGTAATTTTAAGCTTATTAACTATATCATTCAGTATATCTGAATAATTAGTTAAACCAGTAAGTAACGAAACAAACTTAATTACATTACCGCAATCACCTGTGCCATGATCCTTAAACATTAACTGTTTAGTAGTCCTACTATAGAAACATCCAAATGATGGATTTTTATCTTTTCTAAATGGACTGTTATATATCATGCCAACTTTAAAATTACCTATATACGCTGAATATATATCATATTCTGTTACTTTAGATAGTATATACTCTAAAGTAATATTCTCTTCATCTTTTATGTTCGTAGTGTCATATAACATATGATATATAATTTTTAAGTGGAAGTAATGAGATTCGAACTCATGACATGGTCCTATCTATAGTACCTTTAAATCTATCGCCTTTTCTCGCAGGTTTATTCAGATTTATATCTCCTATATCCACCGGACTTGCTCTACCACTGAGCTATACTTCCTTATAAAAACGTGAGTGCATGCTATCCAGAATCTATGAATTTTGTAATTCGCCACCGCCTTTCACGGCTTGCATCGGATTCCTCTAAGAGTCATGCCACCGATGAATTACTCACATAGCGGCATGCTACTCACGTATCGCTATATTATGCCTAGCGTAGGCAAGCTGTTAAAAGGTTATATTAGAACGGTAAATCGTCATTCTGAGTATCTGCTACTCCTTTATCTACCTTATCTAACGGATTAACATCTGTTGTTTCCTTATCTGCTGTGATAGGACGAACAAAGACATCAATATTTAATTCTGTAATCTTACTTACTTGACCCTCAGGTAAATTCATCGGTTCAATGAAAGTAAATTTACAATAGTTAGGTAATGTAGTATAACCTTTATTGTTATAAACTATCTTTACTCTAAGTAAAATATCTTTATTTGCTGCATTCAGCAAATTAACAACCCAATTAGCAAATTCACTAAATGATGAACCTGCAAAGACGAGAGCTTCTTTAGGATAGAAACAGCTAAGTATCTGCAATATACGCTTTACTTGTCTATTTGCTCTATTCTGAAAGTCTTCTTCAGATTCCATAGGTTTCTTAGTAGACTCCCATTCAGTATGTGTCATGGTTTGTTCATCTTTCTCGAACTTAAATTCAATAAAGATATTACCATTAATAGACTTATCAACTCTAGCACTTACAAACTTCACATTATCGTGAATACCTGCTTCTAAGTACTTATTTTTACTCTCTTGTATCTGGTTTGCTAATTCTGTACTATAAATCATAACTTAATCTTTTAAACTGATATAAAATACTGTTAAAAGTTACTCAGGCAAATATATTTTGTCCCAATATACCTTAATATCATTGTTCTCATCGCTTTCTGCAATAACAATGTTCTTACCTCTTAAATGAGGCGCTCTTGCTTCTCTAACGGAGTTATCTCCACCTTCAAAAGAAATATGAGTTTCATTTCTCTTTCTATATACATAGCCAACAGCATCTGCTTCACCACATATAATATTAGCAAGTTTACCTACTAAGTCAAGGGACATTTCTGATAACTCTTCTCCTTCCTTATTAATCAACTTATCTCGAGTATGACCAATAAGTATAAAGTTATCACATAAATCTCTAAACATATCTATAACTTTTCTTACAGCCTGTTGTAGATACATATAACCAGAACCATTAGGTAAGGTTCTTACGTCATTTCCAGAGTAATTCTTACCCATAGGAGTTGCTCTATACAACTGTGCTGCATAGCTAAGACATATCTCCTCTAATCTTGAGGCATTGTCTAGAGTAATATATTTGTATGGTTTCTTACCGGTCTGTTTAATTTCTTCTCTAATTGCTGTAGCAATATCTCCTAAGTCTTTTACAGACCTAGCTTGTACAGCAAGAGCTTCGAGGAACTCAGAACCACCTTCTAAGTCTACGATTAGATTGTTATCTAATCTAGACGCTAGAGTGGTTTTACCGGCTTTTGGTTTGCCAAATATAATTAAGAATCGAGGATTCTCTACTTTGGCTTTTACTTTCTCTTTCGGTAATACAATCATAAAGCTTTAATTATATTGTATCCTCTGAGAATGCTTTGGTAGTTTCTGATAGTTTGGATATTTATTTAGAATAAACCACGATTTTTAATCTTAATCGTGATATCAATAATAGTCTTTTTAGTTTTCGGTTTCAAATGGTTCAATGAACCAGTTGCAATCGGGATGATATCGTAACCAATCTGTACGAAGTTATCAAAAATCTTAATCGGTGTACCGAATTCATCTTCAAAGTCGTAATCCTTCTTAAAAGGATAATTCTTCTTAGCATAAATATCAAGTGCAGACAATGCGTTAAAGAATTCTTTTTCAAGGTCAAAGTTAATGCTACCATCAGCAAAGCACTTGAACGGACATTCTGCACATTCCTTAGGCAACCATCCAATGTTATGAGTCTTACTCAAACCAAGAGTAATATAATCACCAGCACCAGCATATTCAATGCCATAAGTGCATTTAGGATAGTCATAATTACTTTCTACTGTTAACCAAGGATAAGCGTTAACAACACGTTTCATCAAAGATTCTTTGTAGATATCTGCAGTTTTATTGTTTTTCGGTAACTTAAATGTATATGTTTTCATAATTTTCAGCCTTTTTAATTGTTATTACTAAACGAAATCTTCATCACTGGTTCCTCATCTCGTATAGTCTCAATTAAGTTATTGTATTTCAAATCGTTATCAAACTCTAATATCGCACATTCTCCTGCATCCCTATTTTTAAGTATATGCAAGTAGACTTTATTCTTCACTAGTAAACGATTTGGTCCATACTGTTGTATATTGAGTAGTTCCGGTCTGTGGATACATATAACATAATCAGATGCATGAAATATAGTATCAGCGGAAGATATATCACTACGCATTGGATAATGCATAGAGGGGTTATTAATTCTTTCAGGACTCTCAATGTTTCGATTCATCTGTGATAACTGAATTATAGTAGTATCAGGTAACTTCTTTACTCTGATAAATAGTTTCTGTAAATCTGAAATCACTTGCAGGGCTGTTTCACGAGCTTGACCTTCAACAAGTAAAGTATGATCAAGTATAATCACAAATTTCTTGCCTTTAGCCTTATTCTCGTAGAAATAGTTTATAGTAGATGCTATATCGTCAACAGTACCCGGTGTATCTACATAATATATCGGATATGATTTTATTTGTTGAGAAGTTTGTTCAACTTTAGCTAATAAATCATCATCTAATTCATTATTAGCACTGTATAGCTCTGCAGTAGTTTGCCTTAGCTTACTGCTCATTTTTCTACCTACCTGCCTAGAACTTAACATCTCAAATGAGAAATTAAGTACTATAACATCCTGTTTAGAATTTAAATCTATTAAATCAGTTTCAAGCGTATTTACAAATGAAGATTTCAGTGTTGTTATCGTATAGTTTTTTATCTATACTTCTATGTTTTGTTATTCAACATAGCTCCGCGTACCTTTTTATCCACTTATTTCAGTTGGGATATCGAACACTCTTGGGAATATTATATTTATTCAATTCCTACGCTGTACGGTGATAAATAGCCTTTCGTAATCTATTTATTTACCACGGGATTAACATTTCAGTCTTCCCCGTATTTGCTCGATAATTATCATATATCATTCCTGATATAGACGGCAATATTCTGTGTATCTGTCAAATTTACGTTTTAAATATATTGTTGCATCTTTATATATATAATCTAATATATATTTTCCTCTACTTTTTTGAAAAGATAAATTATAAATATTTTTAGTTTTATTTAATTTATTTTTCTTTTCTAACGGAAGATAATTTTGTAAAGTGTTCAAGAACTTTTCAGTTCCTAATATCCGTAAAGTCATATGTTTATGATCTTTATCACAATAACTTATACAACCATCTCCATCAATATATCCTCTAATAAAGTGTTTAATTAGTTCTTTATTTTCAAATATATTTTCGTTAGGAAATTCTAAAGTTAATGATTTTTTTGGTATGCAACCATAATTATTTAAAACATTCCAGAAATGTTTATTTGCAAATGTTATTCTACATCTTTCGTATTGATATAGATTTCCTGCTTTTTCTATTCTTATATCTTTATTAGAAGATATAAAATTATTAAACTTTTCTAAATGTTTTAAATCTTTACTGGATAAATTTAATTCAAAATTATGCCGTATATTTTTAGTATTTATAGAAGCAATATTTCCATCTGCGTATATAAAACCAAGCCAATAAGCTTTTTCTTCTGAATCAATTTTATCAAATATATTAAAATTAGCTATAGTTCTTACTTTTTTCATAATGTTTTGTATTTTATAATACAAACGTATATGAATTACTATAGTTTCGTATATCGTTTAAAATACACTATTACCACTACCAGATATACCTACTATAGTATATATCGTATTAGGTTCAATACCACCCATACAGGATTTATTGAACTTATTCCATCTTGTACATAGTGAAATAATCTCATGATTCTTTCTTCTACGTATATATTCTACTGCTTCATTTGTAGCTGAAGATATATGACGGAATGGTAGTGTTTTAGATAAGTTTTGTTCCATAATTATAGTTATCTATGGTTGAAGGTTTATCTAATTTCATTTGTTCATCATAGGTTTCCCACTCGTGTTGAGTGAGCCATTTCCACATAGTTTTCATATAACCCATTTTACCGGTCATCATCTTACTATCTATCTCAAATTTAAGACAATTAATAAGATGTTGATGCATAGCTTTGCTTTTGCCTACTATGCGATTATACTCTTTTCTACATTTGTTTACATTTGCTCTGAGGAAACCTTTAGTTCCATCAGGTCTCATAACATAAACTGGAAATTGGTCATAGAATTCATCAAACATAGTCTTATCTTCTTTTAGAAGTTCAACTAATTTATTTGTTTTATTTATGACTTTGGTATCTCCATCATACTGGATAGAGATTAAACCTAAATGCTCTAACTCTCGTATTTCTTCTTCATTAACTAGGCTGAGAAGTCTCTGAATGTCTTGATTGATTGTTTTGATATCACTCAATACGATAGTTAGGAATACTAATTGATTAATAGTTAGGTTGGGTATTCTATCTAAGATAGAAGTATCTATTTCTAAAATCATATTCTCATATTTAATATGAGCTTATAGTTCTTTGAAATATTTTGGTAAAGCCTTTGTTAATCCCATAGGCTCAGTTGTAACGGTTTTAAGTCTCGGATTATCTTATAGGCTTCATAAATATAATACCTATAGTTAATCTTTCTCTCTTCAATTGGTTTGTCATCGAACTTATTCAAAAGAGTAACACCAGATGCAGTAAGCATATTCTGATATGATTTAGCATCAGTGTTATCTGAATATTTCCATTTCCATAAGTATCCACCATTAGTAGATGCATAGAAACGATTAGTTCGCTGTTGTTCTTGGTTCATGTATTCAACATGCCATTGTTTACCAGTTTTCTCAGACATTAAGAATTTACGTATATCTGTACATCCTTTTATAGTGTCTTCTACTGGTATACCATCTACAAAGTACTTTATAATAGCTTCAGGTATTATCTTTGCAGATAATCCCTTACCTAATAGTACTTTAGTAATAAACATACCTTTTGTCTTAATTAAATCAGGATTTTTAGTTTCCTTATATCCTTCTTTAACTGCAATGTAGTCATTAATTGCATATTGGTACATAGCTTCAAAACGCTCTTCTTCAAGAGTAAGTCTTGTAAGTTGTTCCCATTCTTGACAAATCTTGTTAGCCTGTTCATATATACTTTTCTTAAGTAATACAAATAAACCATCAGTATTTGCCTGGACGATTCGACATCCTATTTGTGTTAGCTTTTCAGCTAACATTAGCAATAATAACTGTCCATTTATCCTAATTTGCATTACTGCAAAAGGACTATAACAGAAGTTATGTTGATTTTGTAGATTACCTGACAAACCATTCAATGCTAACTTTAATGTCTCATTCTTCACTTTATCTCCATTATGCTTAGCTTCTATTCTTTCATCTTTAATTTGAGAATATACTTCTAAGAATTCTGGACCAAGATGCTTAGGATAGAACTTATATTCTATTAGCATACTTGGATATAGTGAAGCAACATCAATATCTATTAGCATTTCGTCTTCTTTAGGAATAATGATTTCAGGATCATTTTTAGAATGAATCCCTCCTACTCCCACAGTATAGCGCAAACCATTAAATATGAAGTTGTTTTCGTAACCTTTCCTACCAGGAGATACTATCTGACTTTTCATATCATCTAATACTCTTTGTAGAATAGGACTATCATACTTAATGAACGGTAGTATTACATCCTTTAGTGGTATATAATCCATTGGTGATCTTAATCCTTCGATATCCCACCAGGTTAAACCTGTTTTCTCAAGATACTTTTGAGTTAAGATCTTCATTCCAATGTTTACACCATCCTTACTAAGGACTCGTACTCCATATTCATCTTCAATAGCTATACGTAAATCAATATCTTTCTTACATCTATTTAAAAGCTCTGCAGTTGACTCTATATCATTGATATTATAATCAATCATATTGTCAAAATCTTCTAATAGAAGAGGCTTACTCCAATCACATACAAATTCTTGTACATTAGGATATTGCATAGTTACTTGAATTTCTTTCAAACCTACTCTAAGTTTATTAGAGTAAAGCATAGTAAGTAAATCAAAAGTATCAAACCAAATCTGATACTTCCAATGTTTCCAAGCTTCTATATTATCTTCTGTAGAAGTAGTAATAGTCCTACTTAAGTTAAATATAGAACTACATATTGTAGCTACATTATAACTCATGAGTTTATCTTCATACTCTATAATATAATTTACTATAGGGTTATCATAATGTAGATTATTGTATCCACAGAAGATAACCTCAGATTTTATTTCTAAATCTGTAGTATAAAAATCACCCCATTTTATGTAAGAGTCTACTTGTTTAAAGAACTTTACTAATTCTCTTAGTTGATTCTTTCTTTCAGAGATTTCAAATTTATATATTTCTCCTGTTTCTGTATTTTTAACAGAACAGTGAAAGATATTTTGAAATACTTCAATATCATATACATAGACCTTCTTGTCGCGTATAATCATATCAAAAATATTAGTTAGATTCCGTGGTCAGACTCGAACTGACACAATCACACAGACTTACATTTTGCTGCGGCTCTAACCTCTTCTTAAGCTACACGGAAAACAGTACCATTTCAGTTCTGGTACAAGAACTTCATGAAAAAAAACGAAGAATTAAGCTGCTCTAAGCATAGGCTTAATTACCTTACGATAATAGCTACGGCTAGATGCTATATCGGCTGTTCTTTTATCTTTTCCTTTACAGCCTCCAACGTGCTGTTTTCTGTTCTTATTTCTATCTTCATAGAATGATAAGAATTTCAAGGGACATTTAGGTTTCTCTAAACGAAGCCTTGCTTCTTTTTGTTTTGCTAATTGTTTAGCTTTTTGTTCTTTGGCCTGTGCTTTTTTCTTTGCACGAAGCTCTTTCAATCTCGGACTTAACCAGTCTTCTGGCTTTTTGTCCTTATTCTTTTCTTTATCAGCTACACTTTGTGCTAAGCGTTTATCACGCTCATCTTTCCATGCTTTATGTCTGATTCTTTTAGCTTCTGCTAATTTCCACTCTGTATAATTCTGCTTTCCCATAATCTTGATAATTTTTAGTTAATAATTAAGCTGCTAATAATGATTTACCGTCATAGTAGATGATGTTATTATCACCCTCTATGTCTTGTACAGTAATACCGGCAAATGAAGTATCTTTCTTAAACTTCTTTGCTTCTATTGCTGCTTTCTTTTTGGCATCATCTCTTGTAAGTGCAATAAAGTAGTCTGTTTTGAAGTCATAGACACGTTTTTCATCGTCACTACGTCTTCTCTGTACAGTATACTTGAACTTACGCTTGTTAGGCTTCTCTTTAACAGCTAATTCAGCCGCTGTAAAGCCTTTTTGTTTGCCTTCCTTACTGGGTAAAGGCTTACGAGCTTCTTCTTCAAATTTAGCCTGCATTTCTGCAAGTTTAGCCTTCCTACTTGCTAATTCAGCTTTTTTGGCTGCTCGATTAGCTTTCAACTTATCCTTTATCTGCTTTGTAGTAAGCGTAGTAGGTTTAGCTTTGACAAATAAGTTGTCTTTAACTATACGAGTAAATTTCTTCCTCTCTTTACGGGTATAGTTCACAGTTGGATCATAGCCTGCTTTCATAAGAATTTGTTTGATACGTTCTTTCTTAGACTGTACTGTAGCCTTATTCTCCTTCATAGCTTCAGTAGCTACTTTAGTAGGCTGTTGTTTCTGTTTAGAACTCCAGGAGTTCCATTCTACTGTTTTCCCATCTTTAACTACAGTTACTAAAGACGGACCGATCTTGAAATCCCTTGTAGTTTCTACTGGACAATGTTTCTTGACGAACTTGCTGCCTACTACGATTCTGGGATAATTACGCTTTTTAGCTTTAACTGATCGTTTCTGATTTCTTAAAGTTTGTCTCTTTATCTTAAAGTTCTTATTCTTTTTCATAATCTTGATAATTTTAATGGTTATTTACTAAAGCCTTTTATTGCTGGCTTCTTTTTCTCTATCTCATAATATACCATGATAGCTTTGTTATTCCAACTTACTGAATCTATGGTATTATTATCAGCAATATCTTTGAGAATAGAATTTACTCTATTCTCAAATTTACTGCTACTTTCAAAAAAAACTTTTACGTATATAATATACTTTTTTTCATTTTTTTATGCTGCTAATGATAACGGTGCTTCTTCAATATTGAGTTCTGCACCATTATTGAAGTCTTCAATCTTCTTGTTCAAGGCATTTATTTCCAGCTGTAATTTAGCCTTCAAACTACTAATATAGGCAGAAGTTAATTCTTCTGTCTTATCTAAGTTTTTCTTGCCTTTAGCACGCTTAAGTTTAGGATCAAGAGTTTTAATCTTACTTAAGTGAAACAACTGTTCTTGCTTCTCTGACAAAGTAAAGATATCAAGATAGTTGTTAGTTATTGGTAACTCAGAGAACTTCTTATAACCCATATTGATGCACTGTAAGTACAATTTTAACAGGATACGTTCTTCTGCTTTTGCTTGGATGTCAAGAATCAGCGCCTTCAAATCAAAGTTACGCTTAGCTCCCGTAGGGATAACATTTTCATTCTTGATAATATTCCAGTATTTAGTAATCTCGTTACTAAGTTCTTTACGACGTGTAATAATATATTTAGATGTAATTGATTTCATGTTCAAGTTGATTTTTTTAAGTTAATACTTGACCAAATTACGTCTACTAGTGTAGTACTGATGGGGCTCAAACCCATAACCGTCAACTTAGAAGGTTGATGCTCTATTCAATTGAGCTACAGTACTGTATTTAGACGGGGCCAATTCACCCCGTGAAAATATATAGTTTTTAAATAATATTCCAATTCAAATATTATAAAGTTTTAACCTTGCCTAGTTTTACAGGTACAACTACGCCTGGTCTAATTTCAATACCAGCAAAGCCAAAAGTGTTATCACTAATGACTACTTTGCCAGTTAGGCCCTTCTCTTTTGCGAATTTTTCAATAGCTTCCTTATTGATATATTTAGAGCGCAGCTCTCCAGTCGAAGCTGTTCTCAAGTTATCAAATAAGATATCTATAACACAATCGAGATCACGATTTTTTACTGCTTCCTCAAGTAATGCTTGTGTAATACCATTGAAAGCTATTTCATTCCTGGTTCCACCAGAACCAGTTATTGCATCTGCAATACGAATTGCTACATCAAGAATACTCACCGATTCATAAGTATTCAATAGCCGTTGCCACCATAAAGGTCCCTTGCCATAGTAAAAGAAGACCTGACCATCCTCTCTTACAGAAGTAGCATTAGGAGTTATCTTAGAGCTTCCGTCCCAACTCTGAACTTTAGCTAATATGGTAGGCTCAGTGTTAATAAGTATTTGCAGAAGATCAACTCTAGATTTAGATATTCTGCTCATAGCTTACTTACTCTGCAGATTCTTCCAAGTTTACCTGGAGTGTAACTTCAGATTCATCAGAAACTACACCACACTGCCGTTGGTATTCCAGTTCCATACGTGCTGACTGATCCATCATGTCTCGTACAGTCTCACTAAGTTTAAGATACTTACGAGACAATTCCTCATAGAAGTTGAGGACACTACGATTGTGAATAGCCAGCATTTGATTCAGCATAGACAACTCCTCTGCTGCGAAGAACATCGGGCGGCTGCCTTTCTTGCCGATACGTTCAATACATTCTGCTACACTTTTCCGGTCTGCCTTGCTAAATTCCGGCTTAACTAACTGGAACACAAGGTTCGGGTCGTTATCGTCAGGATTCAACATAATTTTCGGCTCACCGTCCAAGTCTTTAGCAATGAACTTAACGTCTAAGATGTCAATAGCCTTCACTACAAAGATATTGACTTCTTTCCGTAAAGTATTCTTATCGTTGAGCACATCTTCCTTCCACTTCAGGTCAGGATTGGTTGCTACTACGGTATAGATTTGTTCGCCAAAATAGCGACCATACTCTTTTGCTGTTGCCCGGTAACGAGCTAAAACCTGAGAGGCAACGCTCTGGTTACCTACTAATGCACTCACTACTGGTGCAGATGCTTTATTATCCATAAGAATGTTTCCTTTCTGAGTCCGTGCTTGATTTCACCAATACGAAACTCTTCTTAGTTTTTTAGTTAATACTTTGTTAATGCTCTCCACCTTTCGATTATTTATTTACTAATGTACTCGTCTTATATAGTACCGCTTTAAAAAGCTTTGAAATATTAGCGTGAATTCAATCACATAATCTACTCAGTTTACTTTGAAAATAAATTTGAAAAATCTATGAGAAATACTCTGAGAGTTACTTCTGATAAAAAGATATGAAAATACTTTGTATGTTTGTAGATAGAATTATTTGTTTACAAAAAGTCTATCAACTCTTGCGTATTCATTCAGACCGTTTTTACGTTGCGCTGAACTTTCAATACGAAAACGTCCGTACTATATATCATATAATCTAGCATAAGTATTGTACTAGTATAATATATAGGGCCTATCATCGACAACTGGTATGTCTACAGGCATATAGGAATTACAACATTCTACGCGAATGAGGGTCGTTTAATCTAACGTTACTAAAATCACAAGCTCATTGCTTATAGCATGACCCACTTGTACCATTTCCAGGATTTGTTTGTTTATACTGCACGAATATTGGGATTTCCACCCTTTATCATTCCCTTGTCTTGCTTATGGATACTTCACATAAGTGTACTACTACCCTTATAGAGACAGTATAAGAAGTAGCAACAGGTTGCTAATGATTCAGCGTTCTCTCACATATATAGTTGCTGCTATATACTTTACGAGTGTCTTAACAGTCGGCATAACGGTTGGCAGTCGGGGTGACTCGGACTCCATATTCCATACTTACAATGTACGTTTATACTTCTGACCTATCATTGAACTTCCCAGTTTTTTAAAGGTTAAACATTAAAGCACATTTACTCATAGCTGGCTTTATTCAGCGTAGATACATTAGTAAATATAGTATAACATCTTATACTCCTAACCTAATGACATAGTCTTCTGTATCTCCTTAATCTAAGTACATCTATTAATAACAACAATTCTGGATTGAACTGCATTATATTAAGACGAAGTTTACATATCTTGAAACTTATAAGCTCTGCCGTTTTTTAATAGGTGTTTTCTCTGCGTCACCTTGGTGTATTTTTGCTGCATAATATGACTTGCTAAAGGTCACTGCATCTAGAATCAGGGTTATCGCGCCCTCAAACCGCTTAGTCCATCTGGGACTAGTCATTCCTCATTCAATTATACTCACACGAACGACTAAGCACGTGAGTCACTTCAGTCTTGAAAGGCTATATCAATCTCATATACATCACCCCTACTTCATCCTTGGAACATTGCGTATCCACCTTCACGAGGACCCTATTTACCATAAGGCACAGGATTGGCTCCTGCTCCACGATAATCAGTCAAGTTTACATAGTGTGTACCATAACACGGTTACCCTTACATTAGTATCAGTAATTTACTACCTTCATAAGCACAAGTTCCAGTATCCACAATTGCATACTGCATCACAGCTGATGTGTGCTGAACACTATAGTTAGCAATCTATTTTTTCCTTTCTGGGCGTATAGTTACGCTTTTGTTGACCGATTTTGGAGACCGGTGGTCGCGTTTCTGCTATCTCTTTTTTTCCATGAGTTGGCTGCTTCTTAAGGTGAAACTAACCTTTGCCTCTCGGCTTTACTTATCCTTTCCAAAGGGATAAGTCAGGAACCCTATTGCTCCTGTTTCATCATCGTGTTTATACTCCTTTTTGATTCATATCTTGATAATACATACGAGTAATATAGAAGATTTCGTTCTCCTTGCTTGCTTTGTAGTTCAGTGTGTCTTCTCTTAAACTACGAGTCTTTAGTAACAGTAATCGCCAGTACGGTTCTCATCATATCGTTACTTATAGAGGGTTATGCACTCTGTCCCCCTTTTACCTTCCGTTTTTCAGACGTTTAGGCCTATCATCCTACCTTTTGAGTAATCTCACAGTGTTAGCTGCTAACATATTCTCGGATCCTGTATCTTTTCGGGCCATAGAGAAATGATTCTAAGCTCCCTAACGGGCGCGACCAGCATTATTATATGCTTTACCGCATGACTTCCCTGGAGTGATTTACGCTATAGTTTTGCTCCTCTCGAACTATGACATAATTGTAGGTTTTTATAGTGGTTAATGTCATCAACTATTTTCCACTGGGCGTTTATCTTCGGCCATATTTTCATGTTCTGGTTCTAACACGGTAATTTCACCTGTAGTCAGGTTGATTGTTGCAACAACCTTTTTACCTTTACAAATATCTGCGAACTTATTTCGTATATCACTACTACTGATATAGTCAATTGGTTCCATGATACTTGCGTTAAATCCATCCAAACATTTACAAGCATTACCTACAGACAAGCGTAGGTACTTTTCAGTGTATAAGCAATTAGCTATACTGTCTTTAGTCTGATTTCTAATGATATCAGACTGGTCTCCATCTACTATAAAGTAAGCGGATTGGGCCATGATGGAGCTCAGTTTGCACCGAGCTTCTTTCATGTCCTTAATGATACGTGATAAACGTATCATTTGTTTTAGTATAACTAGATTACTTACCATAGGAGTCTACTTTAGATAATGGAGTTACTGGTGATTCGTCATCAGATACCTTACTAACACTACGTACTTTCGGATATCCTGTTGAAGTCAGTTTCTCTACTACTTTTGTTCTCCACTTAACTACAGGTTTAGGTTCGCCTGTAGTCTTTACATTCACAATTGCGTCTGTTGTTCCTTTCACGGATACTTCTAATGTAGATAGGTCTACTTCGACATCTATCTTCTCGACAGACTTTTTCACTTCACTACTTGCTATAGGGAATTTTGGCATCTCTATAGGTGAAGGAATTACAGGGGCTGCCTGTACTACTGTGACTGTCTGTCGCAGTCCAAAGCCAATTATGCAACTGGCGATGAACATGCCGACAGCCGTAATTATTCTAAAATTCATATTGATTATGATGTTTTAGAGAATGGTTATTCTTCTACGAAACCTACAAACTTTAAAAACCTACGCCAAGCGCTTAGTTTTTTTTTCGTCTGCCGGTTTGTCTCCACCTTTTTCAGGATACTCCTTTTCTGTAGGAGCTGTGATGGATGACTGGCAATATGCTGCCAAACGAGAAGCCGGATCACGATACAGATTGATAATCTGGCCGACTTTCAGACGTAATTCATCAGGTTTAGGACTTTCATCCTTTCCGAAGAAGTTAGTCTTGATAGAACCTATGACCATTCGAGCAATCTTACGATCATTCTCGAGTTGGTTCTTCTTAGATTCTTCTACACCGGTCAAATCGAGCGACCAATCTGCAAACAACTTATCAATATACTCTTCACCTAAGTTAGAGATAAGAGCTGTAATAGCTTTATCAGACTCAGGTTTGAGGTCTTTGTTGTCCTTCTGCTTCAAGCGGAAGTTCTCATTGATAAGAGCGCGAACCGTTTCTGCAACTTGTTCTTCACTCCAACCTGCCTTAGTCAAGTGATTGTGCAGTACAGAGTGTGCCATACACGGAGAACCAGTCTGTGAAGTATATACGTATACTGAGCTTCCAAGACCTTTCAGCAAGCTAACAGGGTTGATACGGCTGAAAATTTCATTCATCCAATCACCTACTGTCATCTCGTCTAATGCTAACTTCTTGTCGGCATTAGTTTCTTTCAGGCCGCGCAGTGTACGATACCATTCTACGGTGTTAACAATGTTCGTTGCAACGTTTCTTTCTTTGCTGATGAGGTAAGTCAACGCTGCATCAATTTCCTCATCTGTAGTGATCTTATTCGGATCAAGCTCCGGTGCTTTGATAGTCTTACCAGCATCTTCTGCAAGTTCTGTAGGAACTTCTGACTTGTTAAAGTCAATAGACAACTGGTTACCATCTCCTCCCGGTAATGCTTTAGCTGGAGCGAGCTTAATGCCTAACATTTCAGCCATACCTTGCAACGGCATGAGTTGATTTGCATCAATCATAAGTTGCAATTCACCACGTTCACCACGGTTGAATAAGTCCTGACGTATGTCAACAAGGGCTAACAAGTTTACGACATCAATAGTACGGTTGATGTCAGCGTATACTTCAGGATAACGCTTTGCAAGTTCTTCGTTGTTAGCGTAACGCTGTTGCATTACGAATGACAACATAGCCTTTCCATCTACTGAAGAGGCTGTAGAACCTACAGGAATACCAGCACCAGTGATACCGCCTACAAGAGAGGTTGCACGTCTGAGCGCTTTCTCTTCTGGAGAAGGTTTATTCTCGTGAGAAACATCCTCAGGGATGATAGTAGGAATTTTGTCTTTTTTCTTTTTGGGTGTCTGACCTTGTTCCTTATTATCCTTAGGAGCCTCAGCTGCCGGTTTTTCTACTTGAGAAGGTTTGTCCTTCTCTTTCTTGTTTCCCTTGTCATCAGAAGGCTTGTCTTCTTTCTTGCCTTCTTTCTTGTTTGCAGCATTCTTTGCTTCTTCTTTAGCTGCTGCTTTTGCTGCTTTCAAAGCTGCTTTTCTTTCAGCTTTAGTCATTTCTTTTTCTGCCATAATTTTGATAATTTTTGGTGGTTAATAATACGTTAGTTCAGTCGATAGAATATTTAGAGAGGTCAACTATCATCCTCTATTGCTGGTGAGTCACGCCCGTTAGTATAGATATTACTAATCAATGCGTCTGATAACTTTAATTTCAATTCTGTCATGTTACTCACAACCCCAGATAGGCAATCGGTAGTACCTTCTGTCACTGTACACACTAAGCTTTGTGTGCATGTAGAATTGAAGTCATCAACGGTGTTGACTAGCTGAGTAATGGAAGTAGTATGATTGACCTTCTTAGAGGTTTCTATTACTTCCTTACTCAACATACCTACTAACAAGCCAGCTATGATGCAGGAGATATAAATCCACCACATCTTGTCACTGCGAAAGTTTCTCGCAAGAACAAATGCTACTATTAATAGCACAATAATCCAAATTGCTGACATGTTTGTAAATTTTTTAGTTTAACAATTGTTTTAACTTTTCCCGAGCTTTGTTAAGCTGGGATTTTACCTGGCTCTCTGTGAGGCCAAGCTCTTCAGATATTTGTTTGTAAGACAAATTCTGAACTGTTCGTAGTTCAAGTATATGACGATACTTATACCGGAGTCTGCTAAAGGCATCTGAAAGTCTCTCATCTGTTTCATTGAAGATGTAATTATCTTCAGGTGAGTAGTCGGCCGAACTTCTCAATTGAACAGTGCTAGTACTATCGTCTAGCCAATAATTTGCATTCTCTTTCTTAGTACGTCTAATATAATCAATACTACTATTTATAGCTATAGTTTTTAACCACATTTCAAATGAAATATTGTTAACATAACTCTCTAGCTTTGAAAAAGCTTTAATAAAAGTAACAGATAATAAATCATCTGTAGCATCTTTATTATTAACAATACGATATATCGTATTATATATAATTCGATTATACTTTTCATAAAGCTTTGTGAAGGCAATTTGTTTACCTTCTTTCGCCTGTTTGATCAGATCGAAAAGCTGTTGTCTTTCTTCATCTGTCATAATCACGGGCTTTTTAGTGAGTATAGGGTCAACCAAGACCCTATACCCTTAGAATGGTAATCCAAGTATATACCTGCAATGCCATTCATTCCACTCGTTATATAGTTTATCAAAAGCGTCCCAAATACATTCCATAAATTCAATCTTTAAGTCGCGAGTGAGAACTTCGACTGGTAATTTATTCACCATACCACAGACAATTCTAATTCTAACTTTTAAAGTAATCTTAGAAGCTATGCCAATCTGTTGTATTATGTTCATGTCAAACCATGATATTATCCTAGCTAAGTTCTGTTTATCAAAGAATTCGTGGAATTCTGTATTTTTAATTTCTCGATTCTGTATTCTTAAGAATACATACCAAGACGGTCTCCAATTTACTTGAGAATATCTTATAGGACATCCTCTTAAGTATGGATATGCGGTGAGACTATTTACGATCATAGCGAGTGCTATTAATTATTTTTAGCATTAGCACATTTATTTGTGCTAAGTTGAAATCAGTTACGCTGAGAATATATGCTTTTGTAGCTTCAATTCCTCTACCAGGAATTTTGATATCCTCAAGATATCTGTTAGTGAATGCCTTTAGTTGTTCATTACTAATGTTTGGCATCTTCGTACCGCGAATAGATTGTCTATAAGGCGGTAGGGTACATATTTCTGAGTATTCATACTCTAGAAATAAAAAAGAATCAGGTTTTTGACATACAGTTTGTATCTCAATAGATTCTTCAGAGAGTACTGTAAACTTTCCTTTTTGAACAAGGTCGTTTATTAACAGTGCAGAAGTAATCCTAAGACAAGGAACTTCTCCAACTATATTGGCTAACAATTCAAATTGCTCTCCAATAACACGATAGATTCCAGGATGATTTAATTTCATGACTTTTTATTGATTTCTTTTACAAAGTTACTTACTACTCCCGATATTGCAGACATAGATAAGTCTGGATATTTATCGAGAAGTTTACTAATCGCTTCAGACTCTGAACGAGACTGATTAAGTATACTGATAAATTCAGTACGTTCAGCCTTAGAGTCAAACCAGGCAAAATATCTTATACGCATTGCTCTTTGTAGTTTCTCGCTTTTATTTCAAGTTCACGAAATTTTCTCTCATCTTCAGAAGTCATTCCGTCTACATCAATAAGATGTAAGATTTCTGTACCTCTTTCTTCCCAGAAGAAGAAGATGTTTCTTACTTTAGAAATACCTTCTTTATAGTGATACCTGTTCTTGTAACACTGTGGCACGACAGAGTTGATACGCTGTATCAATTTCTCTTTCATTCGTAATTCCTTACTTACCTTATCTAAGGGTTCAGGAAGTTTCTCTCTGATAAAATTAATTAATCCCATTTCAAATTAACAATTTATTGATTAAACCTAATTTTCTTGTAGTAAGGAGAGGATTCGAACCTCTCTCTCTTCTAACTTTATCAGTGTTAGTGTTTCTAAGCCTTATGAAACTACTTACTCCAGCCTTCTACGACAATGGCGAGCCGTTTAGATTATCACGCTGCTAAGCGAGTATAATCCATTACATAACTTGTATTGCCAGTTATCTGCTTTATTGACCTATTCTATTTCCTCTATATCGCTGTCAAAACCATAATGCCCCGATTGCAGCTCAGTTGCCATTTGTGTTATCTCACACATGAGGAAGAGTTACCCATCACAGGAGCTGCCACTGGTTCGAGTCGAACGAACATAGTGGAGCATACGGGAATCGAACCCGTGTCCAAACGACGATTCAATAGACCTAACAGTCAATTTTTTTAAAGTTAACTAAAGTATAACTCGCGTGCAGAATTAAGCCATACTTCATAGAATAATCTATTTCACAGCACTCTCTACAGGTAGGCCTTCGTTATGTTATACAATACTCCTGCTATTTTTATAGTTAACTTTTATTGTGGGTATATAGCCGACCAAAGCTATATACCCTATGGTCTTGAGAATGGTTAGTTCTCTTATACTGATCTTGATAATATACGAATAATAGTTTAAACATTGCTGCATAGCAGTTTAAACGATACGAAGATACATATTATTCAGTCTGATTTGATATCTCGACTAAGGCAGTTCAGCATTATTACTAATGCGGGACAATCTTATTGTCGCGATCCCAGACATATGATCAGTAGTACACAGTAGTTCCTCATTACTGATACAAAGATACTAAATGAGACCTGTTAATTCAGGTCCTTGTGGCATCCAAATTTCTCCTGGCAAACCTAACGGTTTCCACCTAAATTCCCCATAAACACTAACCTGTTTGGATACAAAGATACTCAGGTTTTGGAACCTCTTTTTTTATTTTCCCTGTCTTTAGCGATTACGCTGCGGAATCAGAGAATTCCAACGATAAGACCATGAGTTCGGGAAGATTTCGTCCAATTCTCTTTGAGATTTGTCGATATCTTTGTCGATCTCAATGAGATCCTTGTCGAATTGCTTCTTCAGTGCAGGAGCTTCATCATCCCATGCCGTAATGGGCTTCTTGCCGCTCTTCACGTCTTCGGCAATTGCATGCAATTCCTTCATATAAGTCTTCATACGTTGGTTTACGCGGTTACTACGGCGTAACTGCAATGCTGCGGATTTCTCAGTGTATTCACACTTTTGAACCACGTCGATGAGTTCGTTCGTGAGCTTCTCCTTGCGGCGCTCGGCAATCTTCTCAGCTGCTTTCTTTACTACTTCATCGGTTACTTTGTTTGCATTCGAGATTGACTCTTGGATATCGTCACTCTCGTTGTTTACATCAAAGATGTTCAGTTTGTTTTCTTCTGCCATAATTTGATACTTTTTAATGGTTTGATACTATAGTTAATAATCACGAAATAATTTCGATAAAATCACACCCTTTGAAATATCTTCTTTTCGCTTCTAATACTGCTACGAATATATTACGAACATAGATATCTATAGACCTGTAATTGTTACTCTTGCATTGTAGTTTTGCAGATTCAATACAAAATTACCAAAGTATGATACAGCTCTAATTCTTTCTTGGATGTTTTCTGTTGGGTATATCCTAACTAAAGGACGTATAATCTTACCCATTGCGTAAGGATTCTCTACGCTCCTTATTCAATCGTATTTTGCGTTGCCGGTAACTTTCACGTTCACCTGCTTTGACTTGTTTACGATTGATATAGGATTGTTCACGCTTATGTTTGTTAGTTGTTAATAGAATAAGATAATGATTTACTCTTCTTTCTTCTATCTCCAGTTCTTGTTTGAGTTTATCTACTGCTTCTTGGCATATAGCAATGTACTCTTTGTTAGGGTTCACTTCCTTACTTTCAAGTTCTATGAATCCCTCTAACTGTTTAATACGTTTTGTTTTACTCATTTTTTGATAATTTAGAGTTAAAAAAAGAACCATTCTACTTATTCGTATTTCTTATTCGTAGATGACCCATATCCTTCTTCTGACCAATGTTAATTGGTTGACCGTTGTATAGTCCGTAGGTACTTGTGTCTCCTATGAGATCTCCCTTTAGGGGTTTGGTCATAAATGGTTCTTGGTTGACTGAAATCCACCATTTTACTAACAATTTAAATTAGTAATATATATCAGCGGGCAAAGACTCTGGCGAAGTCTCTACTTTGGACTGATCTAGTTGTAGTCTGAGTTTACACTCATGAGTACATACACTACAGTTGATTTTATTATCAAGTGTAGGACAATCGTTTATTAAACCTCTATCTATTACATTAGGAATTTTAATATAAGTTTGATACTCAAAGTAACATCCTCTTAAAAGAATTAATGTTTTATTAAGTCCTAACTTATTTTCAATTAATCCTATTTCTATAGGATTTCCCCTTTGTAATGCTCTACGATATTTGTCTAATAGACTTTCATTTACTTCCATGTTTTCTTCCTGTTATAAGGCTCCATTTTCTTATGTTTAGGCTTCTTCTTAGAATCCTTCTGTTGCTTCTCATAATCTCTATTTGTCTTTGTCATGTTAGAAGAGTTTAAAGAGTGGATTAATGTCTCTTAATAAGCCTGGTAAACAAGCTAAGCCGTATTCCTGTAACAGCTTGCGGTGACGAATATATTTTGCAGTAGTATCAATATTTGCTATGATATTTACTGCGGCAGCAATTGTCTCACGATTCTGATTTACAAGGAATTTACAGATATCCTGGTTAAGAAGAGCTTGTGTCTTCATAGTAGGAGAACCTATTTCCTTTATAATTCTCTTACAGAATTCACGAATTACTTCTATATGAGAATTAGATACCGGTTCCTTTGTAACTATGACGCTATTTATAATAGCTTTATCTACTTCTTGATCTGTTAGTATAACCACTTTAGGGTCATCTTCTACAGTCACATAGTTACTCATTGCATGAGCAAATGCTCCCATTAAGGCTTCTTCATTTCTGATAATGCCTTCGAAGCGAATAATAATTGCTTTCATTCTTTTACTACTTTTTGATTGATAGTTATAGATACTGATATTTCATACTCATCTAATTCATCACACAATTCATCAGTAGTATACTTACTAATGATAGGAATTGGCGGAACTACAGGATTGTTTGTATTAGGTGTTGCTTTACACAATGTTCTAGCTTTAGACAAAGGTATACCTAATATCTTAGTACAAGCTAATAAATTAGCTAAGTAATGATCTGTGCCGAATTTGATTTCAGTCAATTTTCGGTTTTCTTCAACTTTAATCTTCATCTAACAAATCTGCAAATTCAGTGAAAAATGTTTTAGGATTCTCGGCCAATATGACGCTACCATCTTCTATGTCTACTGTTACAACTTCCTCTCCACCTAAAGCTGCATTTCTTGTAACACGAATATTGTTAATAGCCATCACATTGATACAAGTTGGCTTTGTTTCCTTTGTATCAGTAAATTTCTGATTACAAAAGAGAAAATCTTTGATAATTTTCATAATACTAATATTTTTTAAATTGTTAATAATTGTTTTTTGACGACGACCAGGGTACTCTGGATTTTGTTTTAAGTTAGTACCAACTAAAAAATACTATACATTGTCGTCCTATGAAAGTATCATTTGTTAATAAAAAAGACACACTTCTACTGACTCTCAAATAGTTTTAACTCATAATCAGAAATAGCTGTCAAACTAATCTTATTGGAGTACCTGATTTTAACGTCTGCACGATCATAGATATGTTCTTGCACCCTAGGCTCTATTGAATTGTGCAAGCCCAATTCTCAAGACAGGACATATCTACTTACGCCCCACAGGTTTGTCATTTTCTGAGGAATGTCTACACTATTTTCACAAACTGTGTAGACGGGAATTTGCAACTCAACTTAATAAAAAAGGATTTATATAAATGAGAGTGTATTGCCTCATTCTCTCTGCACAAATGCAGTATCTTTGGTATTGTTATACTTATCGAGTGAATCCTTATATTGTTGTACTCTTGCACCACTCATTACATTGTTATATCTCTCTCTATTCGATTCATATATTGTAACAATGTCGGAATTGGACAATGATGTTCCGTGTTGAAGCAGAATATCAATTAATATGACGTCTGGCATTGTAAGAAATACACTGTCAATACGTTGACATTCTTTAATATGTTCACGTCCATCGAGAATTTCCTGTATAGTTGGTACAGATTCTGTTTCAACCATGTTTGGTTCTTCAATAATTTGTTCCTGATTAGTTTTATTAGAACTAATAAGTTGTGACAATTCGCTTGTTTTAAAGCAAAGTGCTACACTTGCAAGTATAAACGCTCCTATAGCTATTGCAAGAGACCACACTCCTACGTGTGATTTTTTCATTTCTGAATTTTCCATTTTGATAATGTTTTTAGTTAATAATATGAATTAATCAATTCCAAAGATATGTTTCATATACAATGGCTGAAAAGTTTTTGCTGCATATTCTGCTGCTTCTTTGTTGATAAACCTCAAATGAGTACCGACATGAGCATACGCACGACCAAGGCCACCGTCAGAACTCAGAGCGAACAAACCCGCAGCGGAACCATCTTTAATATTGTTCCAATCAATATACCACCAACTGTACCATGTTTTGATTGGTTTGTTTTGTTGATAGACTGGTATCCACGGTTTGTTTCCGTTAGCAATAAAATTAATTGCTTCAGTGATAGTGCTTAGCATGATGTATGACATAACATGCTCATCTAACTTCCTGCGCTTATCAATAGGTTTTTTACCTAGTATAGCGCAAGCACTTTTGTAATCTTTTACTTGTTCGAACATAGTTTTGATTAATATTTTTTTAACATTTTGGATAACTGTTCAATTTGATTAGATACTATATTAAAACTAACTCTATCTATATTCTTTATTGACTTAGCTACTAATTCTAAATCTTCTATAGATCTTCTGATAGATATTTTAATACTTACTCTAGTAAGAGGTCCAATAGGCACTCTCGCTCCTAATTCCTGTAATTTTTTATTGCGAGCTTCAATAGCTTCAGGAAATGTAGCAAATGTTCCTACTTGAATATTAGTACCTTTGTAGTATACTATTACACGGTACGGCTTACTCTTGTTATATCTACACTGATATATATACTTTTGACATTTACTTCTTGTCATTTTATAGTATCTCCTACAAAATAAGTATTATAGTATAAATAGTCTTTAACGCATACCTCTTCAGTCTTTTTACTGAAAGGATTCATGAGTTCTAACACATATGTGTCTGAGTTCCTTATATACTTATTAGTCACAATATAGTTCTTATACTGTGCTTTAAGTTCTACATAATTGTAATAATTATAGTCTCCGTAATGTTTACTTATCAATACAGCTACTATTATTATCGCAATTAACATAAGTAAAAACTCACTAATACTCGTGAGTATACTGTTTGAAGTGCTTCTCTTGACTATCATATCACGCTAATCTAACAGTTACTCTTGTAGGCTCTTTGTCTTCCCATTTTACAGATGGAAATAGATCTGAATCTATATGTATCGTATTAAATGATGTTGTAAGCCATACAATTGTGTCACTTGCCATTCCCTTTGTAGGTTTATCTCTGTATAGATATAATTGGTTATCTTTATCTCTCGCAACCCACATTCGAACTGATTTCTTTGGTTTTTCTTTCATACTAAATTATTTTAATATTAAATCTATAGTACAACCTATATCCTTTAGTCTAAGTATGAAGTTTTGAAATTCTAGGGTTTTAGATTTATCAATAACTTCATTTCCTACCCTAAGTGTAGTGTCTAATACACTAGGTATTCCATCTACAATAACTTTTGCCTCTCCAATTCCTATATTATAAAAGTCTTTAATCTCTTTTATAGTTAGAAGTTTATTAGGAGTATCTTTTAAGATATACGTACTAATTGGTTCCTTAATATTACTAGATGTAATATTTACTATACCCTCTGTTAAAGAGTTTAAGACATCTCCTATAAGCTTCTCTGGTAAGATACTTATAGCTTTGATTAATCTTTGCTTATCTATTTGTTTTCTTTCAAACAGACTGTCAATAATGTAGATTTCACTTTCTGTTAACTTTTCCATATTAAATTGATTTTTAATTATTAACTGTACCGAGAGCGGGAATCGAACCCGCACGACCTTAATGGTCAACAGAGTTTAAGTCTGTCTTGGCTACCTATTACAACATCTCGGCTTATAAGGCATTGGTTTTCATGAGTACAAACTGGAAGATTTATTTAACTCATTACTTAACACACTCACCACGTGAAGGTTGCCTGTTTGAGTGCAGCCAGTATATTCATATTCACATATAAACATACTGACAATACTACGCTTAGTATTTGATGACAAATCCATACTACAGAATGAATGTAATAGGCTAATCTATGGATACTGTAAGGACTATCCTACGCTTAGGACAAATATGTGACATATTGAACAGGAATACCACCTATCTCTACACAGAGCATAAATAAAGTTTGTCACATTGCATGATTTTTAAGTCTGCACTAATACTTATTGTGATTGGTTTAGAGTGGCTATGCCAACGCTCTGTATCCCCAATAAATCTATTTCTATCCTGTAAAGGACACAATAAGATATAAGCCCCACATGCTTGTCAAGGATTCTCACCTTAAAGACACCTAGCTACAGGTCAGCTAGGATTTTTTGTATTATGCTACCCAGTCTTACAACGACTTGACTCGTTTATATCCCACAATACCACAAATATAAACTGTCTTTGATTCGCCTGCACTAATATCATAATATAAAAGAATTTCCAGCTAAGTTATTGCAACTCACTTAACTTTCTATTGAGATATTTATGAATATAAGCCCCACAAAGTTGACACTGATTCACACAGTGTAGATGCAGTACTTTTACTGCATTGGGTATTTCTTGACTCTGCATTTTACACGATTAGTAACCGCTTAAACAGACTTGTCACTGTCTATGGTAGCATTACATCTACATTAAATTCCAAATAAATGGTAGGATACGATACTTGCTATGAGTAAGAATGTTGCTATTACTAAGCATATTTCAAACTCTTTGTCACTTGGATAATTGTTTTTAATATCCATATTCTATTGATTTTGCGTTTTACACCTAAAACTCACTATTTGGCTATTAATAATTATATAAGGGATAATACCCCATGATATTACAATTCCGTCATTTAGTACTGATTCGTTAGTAAACTCTGCATGGCGCGAAAAACTACGTTTTTATGTAGGTATATAATTATAATACAGAAAAGTAAGAAACTGGTGCCCTCAACGTCTTGGGATTGTTACACAACTCTGAAGCTGTTGAGTTTTTTAATAAGTGCTGCTCTTCCAAACAGCTGTGTAGTGATACTTGGTAGGATAAACACCAAGCGGAACTACCTTGAAATTCCAAGACCTCTCTTCTTTAGTTCTCACATGTTTCAGGTTTCAATCTTCATGTGCAATCTTATAAACATGACAGACTATTTATATTCCCGGTCTGTTAGCGGTTTCCTTTTTGAATTTCGGTTATCTTATCTGCATCCAACAATTTCCTCTCCATGCAAATTCAGAGTTTTGTAACATAAGACGGAATTCATATCTTCCGTGAATTATAATATTATAACTCTTACTGTTTGCCTCTTTTGATGAAATCTTAGATGTATGTCCGTCTAACCATATAATTGTGTCCATAATTTAAAAAAAGGTGGCAGACTATTACTGGTCTGCCGGCAGTTTGTTAATACGGAATTGGTTGTCCTCCTTGTTGGTTTTGCACGAACTGAGGTTGTTGACTTTGTTGTGCAGTAGGAGCTGGTGCAGGTTGCACTACCTGTCCTCCTACTATTTCAGGAGCTGGTGCAGTAGGCATAATTTGAGGTGTTGTATTTTCCTCTGCTGGTACACAGTATGCACTGAATGCTCGTTGTCCTACTTCTTCTGGAGAACCTCCACGTATCCATTGTTTTTCTCCGAATTCGTCCATATAATATTGGCAGAAGATACGGAGAGTTGTGTAAAGAATAGGTTTTCCACCTTTCATTACTAACGAACCAGCCTGAATTGCTTCTCTTGCTGGTTGAGTTGCTGTTGCAGGTCTTGCTGGATGACTTGATAAGTGCTGCTTGTAAAACTTCTGCGGCGGACACCAATCAATCCAACATCCCGTTACCATTTGTAGCTCTTCGGGAATTGGCTGGTCTGCTTGTGCTGTTCCTCCGTGTTGAATTGACAATAATGGAGTAAATAAATTTACAATGGGTTGAATAAAACATGTAAATGTTTGTGGTTCTTCCCATAAGCACAATGCGTTCTGAAGTTTAGCAAGCAAATATTTTGTGCCTGCATTCTGTTTTCCTTGTTCCACGACTTTGATTTGTGGCTCAATGATTTTGTAACGTGCCATGACATGATACAATTACCTATACATTGCGAGGTTTTTTGGTGATTGTTAAATATAGCTATATATTACTTGATGAGGTAATACATTAAAAAAGGAGAGTGTAGAGATTTGATGTGTGTGTTTTCACATAAACAACTGCTTAATCCGAAGCCTTATTTTTTAACGGTCTTAGACCTCGGCTTGGTTTTTCATTAAGTTCTTACGTCGATGAAAACACTATACAAGTTCCTCTTTCACTTCTCCCAATGGTTGGCAGCTGTGCCTGATTTGCCTCCTGTGCGCAGCCTTTGTGGCAATACTGTGTACTCAGTATCTGTTCTTACGAATACGTTTGTACTCTTCTACCATTTCATGTAATACATTGTTGGTAGTTACAAATATAGTGTAACTAGCACTAACAGTAGCAGAGTCATATAACTCAGGATGAGATATTATCTTGAACGACTCTTTGAGTGTTGCAATCTCATTAGGGAACAGCTTTCTATAAGGATAGTAAGACAGCATGATTAGCCAATAGCCGATGTATAGTTTGATTTTGGACATATATGAAGTTTTTAAAGTTAATAATCAACAAAAAAGGGAAGACCACAATGTGGTCAATCCCAATTAAACCAAGAGTCAGCATACTCCTCATCACTGTCAGAAGGAGTAAAAATACAATCTGATAACATAAGCTTATGAATTACAGTTAATAATGCAAAGTCTGGCAGTAGTAGCTGATTTGTATCCTGTTGCTAAAGTATAGTAACACAGATAACAACTACCCGGGGACTTCCCGATTTCTAACAGCGGTGGGGGATTTGTTAGAGGTATTCCACACACGCAGATTTTCTTTATAAAAATTTTTTTGTTAAAAATTGTTAAAATATTGAAGTTAAATAGCCATAATTGTTGTTAATAAATGTTAAAGAAATGGTAACTAACACATAGTATGAGACGTTTATAGGGGAGTAAGAGGGGTTACTAATACAGACTAATAAGTTCTATATCATAAGTAAGCCATTATAATTACTCTTACTTTAGATAACACTATACTTAAGATAATACATATGAATAAAGTAAATAAGATAGATAAGGCTTACTCTGGTAAGATAGTATATCATGGTAATAAACCATATCAGTTAGTACCAGAGTTGAAGAAAGGTATGTGTGAAGGTTGTAGTTTGTATAATAGTAGTTGCCCTACTAGAGTTACTGGTTACTGTACTCAAGGTTATATACTTAAGAAGATTATATTATGACAGTAGAGTTAGATAGAGATGACTTAGTAAATCTTATCATAGGATGCAGTGGTCCTTATTATACTATAATGGACAAGTATAATGAAAAAGGATTAAATCTAGGTCATTATGTAGGTGGATTTGTAGACTCTTGGAGATGGAATGATAAATGTAGTTTTAAGGACTTAACTGAAGACCAACTTTGGGAGATATACTTAGATATAAAGAAATCATGGAAGTAAGAGAAATAATAGATAAAGTATATGAGACTATAGACAGTCTATACGAAGATGGTAAATTAAGATCTTATATGAGAGTATATGTAGACAAAGATATCATACCTGAAATGTTTAAATCTATAACTGGTACTTACACAGACAACAATCCAGACACTTATATTTTTAAGTATAGAAGTACTTATAATACTGATATAGAATTTGTAGGTATTGATAGTAATTTGATGAATGGTAACCTTGTATACTTTGTAGATGGAGAATAAAAAGATAGTAGAATATTACCCTTCAAATGAAGGCCTGAAGAACATTTACAGCAAGTTCCTAAAATTCGGTAGTATTGAAGACCTCGACAATTTAATTCTTCTTTATACCAACGATATAAGAAAAAAGGTGATAGACTCTTATATAGAAGACGGGGAAGATGAAGAGATGGCTCAATTTATAGTTGATTACTTTGAATATATTTATGGAAAACGAGGGGAAGAAGAATGATTTCCAGGACGGTAAACTAAGATGGGATTTACTGCCTTTAGAAGAGATTGAAGATATAGTTAAAGTATATACATCTGGTGCTAATAAGTATGGTGAGAATACTTGGCAATTATTAGATAATGGTTATCAGAGATATAAAGCTGCAATGTTAAGGCACTTACTTGAGTATGAGAAAGGTAATAAGGTTGATGAAGATACAGGTTGTCAACATTTAGCCCAAGTAGCTTGGAATGCAATAGCTATGCTTTACTTAGATAAACACGGAAAAGGAAAGGAGATAAAAGAATGAGTTTTTGGTTTGGTGTTATAGTTGGCATACTTAGTATGTATACTATATATAAAGTTAAGGAGAATTTAAAGTTATGACGTTATATGATCCAGAATTAGCTGAGATAATAAGGAAGGGTACTCCAGTAGAGATACAAAGTAAATAGTTTATAATAGAGCCTTCCAGGGGTGGTAGATGTGATGGCTGTTACTTTCAAAACCAATTGAGATGTCCAACAAGAGCTGTTACGTACTGTACTTCTAATGGTGGTAACATACTCAAAGAATATGATAGATAGAGAAGCATTGGCTAAAGAGTGGGAAGAATTACTAAAAGAATCTAGTAAAATACAGAGTAGGATTAAAGCCTTAGATTTAGCCTTTAGATCTACCACAGATGAACTAGCTGAGTTATACTTAAGAGAAGATATTACTGGACCAGTAAAAACTTGTATTGAAGGAATAGACCATGTTTTATTTGATCTAAATCAGAAAGTATACCTGGTCAAGAAAGATAAAGGCATATTACGTTTATATTCTACTGTTAGTTATAGTAAATATATTAACATGGAAAAGGAAACAAAACGTAATTGCTAACGTTATAGTAATAAACCAAGTTTGAAGAATATGAGTGACGAAGATAAGATATTAGAAACAGTCTTAAATAGACTGAACTACAAGTTCCTTAAAGATGTTCTAGTAAAACCATTAGAACCTATAATGGTTACTAAGGAATTTACAGAACAAGTTCCTACAGGGGAAGTAGATGAAGAAGGCTTTAATAAGTACGAGACAAAGACAGAGACTAAAGAAGTAGAATCTGAATATGGTACTGGTATTGTATTAGCCCTTCCCACTTGTGTAGCAGAACCTGAATTTAGAGTAGGGGACAAAGTAGTTTACAATAAAAAGTTCTCTAAGGACTTTGATTTATTCAAAGATAGTCAGTTAGTCAAACCATTTGATGTAATTGCTGTTTGCGAATAAGAAAAAAGATTTAATTTCAAGCATAAACGCCCAATCTACTTGAATTTAGATTTTTCATAAACATTTTTTTATTATAAATATTAAGTTGATAGATAGTTAACCCCAGTCTCACGCTGGGGTTTTCTGTTATCTGTTAATGAAATGTTAACAAATGTTAAAAAGTATTAACAGTCTGTTAACAAAGGCGTTTTAGTGTCATGGAAGATAAATGTTGGCTATTAGCAATACTGATCGGAGTATTAGTAATGTGGGCCTGTAAAAAGTTAGAAAAATGATGTCAGATTATAAAGTAATTAAAGATTGTGGGTTACTTAAGAAGGGTGACCTATTGTTTTGGAACGGAATGGAAGAAGCATATACTTTAGATGAGTCTAAGGATGGTTGTGAGCGTTCCATTATGATCAATGATAAACTTGCAGAGGAACTGTATAACGACGGTTATTTTACTACAATTGCTACTGATAAGTCAATTGTTAAAGATACTGTTGATTTCATTGATAATTTAATTGAACAGTACAAGAGTGATTTACTAGAAGTACAGAATAAATTTGAAAAAGGTGAAGTACAACCTTGTGTCAAAGTAGAATCCGAAACAGTACTGTACAATTTGATTAAGTTGGCTAATAGTATTAAAGGTAAATTAGAGAATGAATAAATTAGTTAAAGGTGTCTCTAAAACTGATTTATACAACGAATTCTTGAAAAGCCTAAACGGTATATTAGATCTTACTGACAGGGAGTTACAATTACTATCTACATTTATATAGTTAGATATAAATACACCAAAACTCCCTAATATCAGTAAGAATGTAATAAGTACTGAAAATAGAAAGTATATCAGAAAAACATTAGGTATTACTCCTGATAACTTAAGTAGATATATAACTAAGTTTAAGAATCAAGGTATACTTGTCAAAGGCAGAGTAGAAGATGAAGTAATGGTAAATAAAGCTTTAATACCAGAAGTAATCGGTGATAGAGTACAAATAACAATAGTGTTAAGATTAAATAAAGATGAAAGTACAATCAACAATGCTTGAACCAGGTTCCATTATAGTTTGGAAAGATTATAATTTCCTTAAGAAAGCTTGGTATGGTCTATGGAATAAGCATTTGCCTTACAATAGGTTTACTCTTATTACTCAGAAAACGGAGTTACTAAGTATTAATGGAAACTTTGATAACGAAACAGCAATATATGAACCTATACGTAAGTATAGTAAATTAGAAGCTAATAAACTAGCTATAATAGCTAATGACTTACATTACTCTAGTAATTGGTTAGATATAGCAGATGTTATCAACGTAATTAGACCAAATACTATCAGTGGACCTATTACTCTAAATGAATGTAGATACTATAAAAGAGTAAAGTTCAATGAAAGATCAACCCAGTATATATACTAAACTAAGTAATAAGTATAACTTACCTTATTAGATCATCGAAGTAATATGTAATAGTCCTTTTAGGTTTACTAATGAAGCTATAACTAATTAGGATAATAAACCTATCAGATTTACTTACTTGGGTAAAATTAAATTAAAGAAAAGATATGAAGAAAATACTTAATACATACGATCCTGTAATTTATCCTAGAAAGCTATGGGTAGCTAACTATGCTGAAGGTTTAGATAAGAAGTTCGTATTTTGTAATATAGAAGACTTTAACATAGTTAATGAAGATACCTATAAGAGCTTAGTAGAAGAGTTTTATGAAGAGTATACTGCGGCAGTTACAATACCAGTACACTACAAAGCTACAGGAGAAGCAGGTGTATTAGTAGTTATTTTCAATCCGGATAATCTTGAGGATGCAATAAATACTATTGCTCATGAAGCTACACATGTTACAGATTACATGTATGATTCATTGGGTTTGTCAGCAGAGTGTTTTCATAGAAATGAAAACTATGCATATTTACTTGGATGGGCTGCAGGCTCTATAAGTAGTAGTTTAATTAAATTTAAAGAAGAAAATGACTAAAGAAGAAAGCATTGCAATGTGGAAAGTAGAGAAAGCTCATACAGACAAGAATCTACTTACAAAGAAAATGAACAAACTCTTTGACTTAGTAGAAGAGTTGATTATGAATGGAGATCTTATGTATGATCAGTTTAGTGGTGATATGCTAGATGAAGTAACTACTACTATTATAGAAAATGGTAAGAATGAAACTAACTTGGATAGAGCTGCGCAGATTGATCTTATATGTGAGAGATTATATGAAAAATATACGAAGCAACATAACGACTCAGAGTCTGGAGAAGGAGATAATGGAGTTCTAGCAGATAATACAGAAGTATCAGATGAATCCGGAGTATGTACATCCGAAGATACCTCTGACACTAGCGTAGAGCATACTACAGAAATTGAGTAAAGAATATTATTTAGGTTACAGAATAGATTAAAAATTAGACATTATGAATAAATATATTTTAACTGAGCAACGTTCACTTATAAAGCTTAATACAGAAACACTAAAAGTCAATAGTATTGGTTCTTCATATAATGTAGATTATATATGGACTATCGAAGAAGACGGGGTTCTTACTTACTTTGACAAAGAATACGAAGTAAAAGCAGGTAATGTAGTGATGTTGATGTATCGCATTGGAGATGAGGAACACGGTGATATTATCGTAATTGATAACAAAGATCTCACTAATCACTACGAACGTAGAAAGAAGTACTATGAAGAGCAAAAGGGCAGAGAGAAAGCTAAAGATTGTTGCTGTGACTGTGAATGTGTATCTCAAAGTTGCTAATCATGGATAAGTTATTAATTGATTAGTATGGTACTAAGACTCTGTATAATACAGAGACTAATTCCATTAAAACTACACCCTCAGACTTTGATGTTAGATGCGCATTCTTTGCTGAATAGGATGGACAGATAATTACTGAAACCGAAGTAGTAGACTATAATGCAGGTGACTTAATACTGTACTTTGTACATTGGAATGGCGTTGATTATGACACTAAAGCTGTAATATGTACTGACATAGTCGCTAAGGATGATATCAGCAGATGGTTCAAAAGTCTGACTAAGAAGATCGAATCTAATGAAACTATTTGATGATTTTGTAGATATTCCGGGATTTGAAGGATTATACCAGATAAATAAATCTGGTATAGTTAAATCCCTAGCCAGATTTAATCCAAATTCTGGTAGAGCTGGCAGATACTACAAAGAAATGCTAAAAACTCCTAGAATAGATGAAGATGGATATTTACGCGTAACTTTATGTAAAGACGGAAAACCTATTAATACAGGAATACATAGATTACTAGCGTTAACATTCATACCAAATCCTAATAACTACAATAGTATAAATCACAAGGACGAGAATAAATTAAATAACAATTTAGATAATTTAGAATGGTGTACGATAAAATATAACAACAATTATAATAATCGTCAGGCTAGAATATCAGAGAAAAGAAAGAAGAAGGTAGCACAGTATACATTGAACGGAAACTTAATAAAAATACATGACTCAGTAAATAGTGCTACATCATCTGTAAATGGATCTAAATGTTATGTAATACATTGTTGTAAGGGATTAAGAACTAGTTATAAAAATTATAAATGGAAATACTATGAAGTTAGCTGACATTCAAGGAGGAAAGGTAATTATACACTCAGATATGTTGATGATACCATGTTTCAAAAAAGTATGGGATGCTGATAAAGCAGATAAAGAATACGCTACTAAAGTAATCAGTTATATAGTACTAATGAACAAATGGAATAGCCCATATGTTCAAAGTATGGAAGCTGAAACTAGAGAGCCAAAACTCAAAAAGGAAATATTTGGTGATGAAAACTACCAACTTACTGCTGAAGAAATTAGCTGTGAAAATGACTATAAAGCATTCTGTCATACTCGTACGCTGGAGATGCTTGATAACATGAGGCTAAAGCTAGATAGTATCAGTAAGTATTATAAAGAATCCCTTGACGATACTCTTGATGAAAAGAAAATTAAAGACCTATTAGCTGGTATGACATCAGTAGGTAATGTACTCAAGAGTATAGATACTTTAGAGAATATGGTTAAAGCTGAAGAAGTAGCTATAGGTAAAGTCAAAGGTGATGCTAAGATTAATCCTTATGAGTTGGCGAGATAATACAGCAAAATGCAACCTAAATTAAACAACACGTTTAGAACAATATAAAGATAAATTATGAAAGCACGATACGATATTACAATTGATTTGACTAAAGGTCAAGAAGAATTCTGGAGACAGATTGATGAAATAGACAATATTCTGAAGCCTAAAAAGGGTTTATGGAGTAGAATCAAAGCTTGGTTCAAACGATAATTTTAATGGCCTAACGTGGGGGCTTAATACCCACGTAACTAACGGCGCGTGATGTACGATAGCATGGACGGTCTCTAAAACCGTGTGGCCTCTGAAGCCGACCGGGTGGGTTTGACTCCTACCGCGCCGACCAATTTTAAATCTTGAGAGTATGTAAGGTGTATATCAATTAGGACCAGATAGATTTAAGTATTTAGCTGGTCATACTATTGTTGGTAACAAGGTTTTCTTCATATACAGGGAAACTGATTTAAAGGGTTTACTAAAAGCGGTAGAAGAACTTAAGAAATAAACTAAGTGAAGTATGGCGCGCATACAACGTAACCACCTGAGTCCCTGTCTAATTCTAGATGTAGTCAACACGCAGGTCCGAATCGTAAGTCGGGGAGTTTGACGTAGTATCTCCTACAAACTACGTGCACTGTGAGGATTTGGACATATTAGTACAATTAAAGAATAAGGATGTCTATAAATGTGTTAATATCGCTAGTTCGATTCTAGCCCTCACAACCATGGAAAAGTTAAGAGATAAAAACGTACTTATTGAAGTACAAGGTAAGAGTTACTGGCTTGATAAAGAAGCCTACGACAAGATGAAAGAATGGGTAAAAAAGAGAGAACTTGAATTTCCAAAAAGATGGTTGACTTTAACAAAAAAATAATCAATTCAGATAAATTTCGACAACCTGCCTTGTAGTTTCTAGCTACAGGGCATTATTGTTAGTATCCTGAAGGTACCTCGGAATTTTATAAGTTCTGGGACGAAGAACAAGATAGATGTATTAACGGTTATACTGCTGATGATGGTGATTTCATCAGTGGCTATAACTATTTTTATTTAAACTACTGTCCTATATCTCGTATTGTCAATCATATTACTACTGATAAAGATGGCAATACTGTAGTAAAGCGTATAAATGAAGTTAGTTTTCCAGACTTCTGGGACTATGACTATTACTATTTTAATGCTGTTCAAGAAGCAGAAACAGTGGGTAAACATCTATGTCTACTTAAATCAAGACGTAAGGGTTTCTCTTACAAAGGTGGTTCCATGGCATGCCGTAATTTCTATTTGATACCCAATAGTAAAACATTCATATACGCATCTAATAAGCAATACTTAACAGATGATGGTATTCTTACTAAAGCATGGGATTACATGGACTTCATAGATAAGAATACGGCTTGGGGTAAGAAGCGTAGCGTCAATACCTAGATGCGTAGACGAGCTGGTTTCTATACTAAAGACGATTATGGTAATGTAATAGAAATGGGTTACAAGTCAGAGATTATTGGCGTTACTTTGAAAGATAATCCTGACGTAGTTCGTGGTAAGAAAGCCAACCTTATTATGTTTGAAGAGGGTGGTTCTTTCTCAGAATTAGGAGCAGCATGGCAAATTGCAAGACCTTCTGTAGAAGTAGATGGTATAGCCTTTGGTACAATGATTGTATGGGGTACTGGTGGTGATGAAGGCTCTGCATTCGAGACCATGAAAGACATGTTTTATAACCCAGACGGTTATAACTGTTTAGGTTTTGATAATATATGGGATGAAACAGCGACTACTAATAAGTGTGGTTTCTTTGTACCTCAGTATACTAATTTAGATATACGCGATAAAGATGGTAAACGTATATATATGGATGATGATGGTAATACGTTTAAAAAGAAATCATTAGAACATATATTAGCTGAAAGACAAGTAGTAATAACTAATGCTACTAGTAATGCAGCTGTAGACCGTTATGTGGCAGAACGTCCTATTACTCCAGCTGAAGCCATGCTAGAATTTAATGGTAACATATTTCCCAAAAAGGAATTACAGGAATAGTTATCATTACTTAGGACTAATAAGAAATTATAGAACCATAAACAAGTAGGAGACTTAATTCAACAACCAGATGGAACTATTAAATGGGTAATTAAGAAGACTGGAGATATAACTCATTATCCATTAAGAACCAAAAGAGATGAAGTTACAGGGGCTTTAGTAGGTGATGATCCTACTGGTTCTATAGTAATATGGGAACATCCTAATAAAGACGCTAGTGCAGGTCTTTATATAGCTGGTATTGACTCATATGATTATGATGAATCAAGTACCACATCTCTTGGTTCTTGTTTTATATATAAGCGTATACAATCTATAGAACAATATTCTGATATTATAGTTGCTGAATATACAGGTAGACCTAAATCAGCAGAAGAGTTCTATGAGAATGTAAGAAAATTATTGCTGTATTACAATGCTAGAGCAATGTATGAGAATCAAAACAAAGGTATCTTTGTTTACTTTACTAATAAGCATTGTGACTACTTACTAGCTGATTAGCCTGATATTATAAACGATATTGTTGGCAACTCTAAAGTAAACAGAAAGAAGGGTTGTCATATGAATAAACAAATCAAACAATGGGGCTGGGGTCTTATCAAAGATTGGCTTAATGAGATTAATGCAGATGGTAAGAAGAATCTATACAACATAATGTCAGAACCGCTATTGGAAGAGCTCATAGCTGCAAATGATGTGGTGAACGTGGATAGAGTAATGGCGTTGACACAAGTAATGATTTATAGAGAACAGCTCTATAATGTCAAAGTAAAAGAAATAAAAAAGGAGAATAGAAATAGGGTATTATTTGAAGGCCCTATCTTTACTCAACAGTGGTTTCATGACGATGAACCTACTGATAATATCGAAGCATATATGTTTTAATTATGGAAAAAGAAATTTGGAAAGATACGATCGACTTTCCTGGATATCAAGTATCTAATTTAGGAAGAGTAAAATCTACCTCTCGATTGGTATATGTTACCAATAATAAAGGTTCTTATAGTTATACTATTCCCGAAAAGATTATGAAAGTATCATTAAGAACTAATTATCTATGCGTAACACTCTGTTTAAATGGAAAACACATAAATGCTCTAGTGCACCGATTAGTAGCTAAAGCATTCATACCAAACCCATATGATTATCCAGAAATCAATCACAAAGATGAGAATAAATTGAATAATTGTATAGATAATTTAGAGTGGTGTACTAGAAAATATAATAAAAATTACGGAAGTGGAAATCTGAGAAGTGCTTCAAAAAGAAGTAAGAAGGTTATTCAATATTCTGATACATTTTATAAAGAATGGAATAGCTTAAACGAAGCAGCTAGAGGAAACAATGTTGCAGCTGGATCAATACGTTCCGCTTGTATTAAAAAACACAAATGCTGTAACTATTATTGGAAATATAAATAATTTTCTTATTATGATAGATATAAATCAAATGCCGCTTCAAAGACTGCCAGATAGTAAAAAAACAGAAAGTTGGAAGCGCGCCAATGTTGACTATATTATAGGACATAGTCAAGGTGGTTCTAGAAATGGTAATACTAGAACTCGTAAAGAGGAAATGTAGACATATTATGACCTTTACAATAGTATATACAATGAAAAGGATCTTAAGTATGTTACTAACCCCTTTAAACAGCAAGATGGTTTCCCTGCAATGGCTTAGGATTATAATATAATTAAGCCTAAAATAGACCTATTATTAGGTGAAGAAACTAAAAGACCATTTAATTTTAGAGTAGTACGTACAAGTGATATAGCTACTAGCGAAATGTAGGATAAAGCTAAACAAATGCTTATAGACTACATACAAGCTACTATCATGAGTAGACTAGGCCCTGAAGAACAGGCTAGATACCAAGAAGCATTACAATCAGGTGAAGTAATGCCACCAGAATAGATACAAAAGTACATGAGTAAAGACTATAAAGATATAGCCGAGATAACAGCATATCATAGTCTAAACTATTTGAAGAACAAGTTGAATATTACTCATGAATTCTATAAAGGTTGGAAAGATGCTCTAGTTGGTGGTGAAGAGATATATTACGTAGGAATAGTAAATGGAGAACCTCATTTAGAGAGAATAAATCCCATTTACTTTGACTATGATACTGATACATCTGATCTTGAATTCATACATGAAGCACAATGGTGTTGTTATGAGATGATTATGTCTGTTACTGAAGTATATGACAGACTATATGATAAGATGTCAGAAAAGCAATTGAATGACCTGCTGGACATGATGGATGATAGTTCTAAAGGTGGTATAACCCCCGAAGTAAGAAAAACATCTTTAGACTATCCTCACATCAAAACTCATAGTATTAATGGGTTTGCTGCTAATCCATTTGAAGAATCTAATAATGTGCACGTATGGCATTGTTGTTGGAAATCACTTAAGAAGATTGGATTTGTAACAATAATTAATCCAGAAACAGGTATGCCAGAAGACTATCAAGTTGATGAAACTTATAAAGTAACAGGCAACGAAATCAATGTAGAATGGAGATGGATTATTGAAGTTTGGGAAGGATATAGGATAGGTGAGGATCTATATGTCGGTATAGAACCACTTGAATATCAACATGTATCCGCAGATAATCCTAATTCACAAAGACTACCATATACCGGAGTAATATACAATAATACTAACAGTAGACCGCGTAGTCTTGTTAGTATGATGAAGCCATTACAATACATGTATATCGTACTTTGGTATCGTCTTGAATTAGCTATGGCTAGAGACAAAGGTAAAGTAGTTACTATGGATATTACTTAGATACCTAAGTCTATGAATATAGATGTAGCTAAATGGATGCATTACTTATCAGCACTTGGAGTTAACTTTGTTAATCCATATGAAGAAGGGTGGGATATACCAGGCCGTGAGGGTGGTAAACCGTCCCAATTCAATCAGATATCTGCTTTAGATCTTACTATGGCTAATACTATTGATCAATACATTAATTTAATGGACAAGATCGAAAGTATGTTATCTGAGATATCAGGAGTAAGTAAACAGCGTGAAGGTTCCATTGCATCTAATGAATTAGTAGGTAATGTAGAACGTTCCGTAGTACAATCTGCTCATATTACTGAACCTTGGTTCTGGACACACAATTAGGTAAAAAAAGAGTGTATTACTATGTTATTAGATACAGCTAAATATGCTTGGAAAGATAATAAGACTTGCATATAGTATGTATTAGATGATGCAACCAGAACATTCTTAACTTTATCTGATGATTTCTTCTATGAAGATTATGATATATTTGTAGAAGATACTACTAAGAATCAACAGCAGATTGAAGCTCTTAGAAATCTTATGCAGCCTGCTATGCAAAATGGTGCTAGTTTGCTTGATATTGCTGAAATCATCACCATGGATAATGTTACTATGATCAAGAATAAACTTGAAGAAATAGAACAGAAAAGAATGGAACAACAACAACAAATGGAACAAGCACAAGCAGAAAGAGAACAGCAATTAGTTCAAATGCAGAATGAGGTTAAGGAAGAAGAACTTATGCTTAAAGAAGCTGAATTAGATCTTGAAAAATACAAGATTGATACAGATGCTTCTACTAAGATTACTGTTGCTCAGATCAATGCATATAGGGGTTCTGAAAATATGGATCAAGATATGAATGGTATACCTGATCCAATCGAAATAGGCAAACAAGCAATTGAACAACAGAAGGTTAATTCTGATGCAGCATCTAAACAATTTGAGTTGAATAACAAGAAGCGTGAGATTGAAATGAAACGTGAAATTGAGAATAAGAAAATTCAACTTGAAAAAGATAAGATGAAGCAGGAAATGGAATTACAGAAACAAAAAGATGCAGAAGCATACAAGAGAGAACAGCTTAAAGCACGTACAGCTCTGAAGAATAAGACTAATGCAGAAGCAGCTAGAAGTAAGAAGTAATATGAAGATAATTAAGAATAAATTCATACCGTTTAAAGGTTATAAATTAATGAATTTCTTTGGTATTATATTTCAGAGAAATGATGCTATTGTAACAGCGGATGAATACAACCATGAAAAGATACATCTAAAACAGATGTAGGAAATGCTTTGGATTCCTTTTTACTTATGGTATGGTATAGAATACCTATGTATAATGTTGTCCTGTAAATGGAATAAACAAAGCGATAAATATCATGACGTTAGCTTTGAAGAGGAAGCTCACAATAATGATAAAAACTTAAACTATTGTAAAGAGCGCAAGCACTATTCATGGTTTAAATATGTAAAAATAGGTAGTTATAAAAATAAAAAATAAGGAGGAATAAATTATGGCATGCGGAAAAGGCGGAAAGAAATCCGGTGGTAAAAAAGGTAAAGGTGGTAAATAATAAGTAATAATGGATAAACAAGCATTTAAATAGAGAATGCAAAACCTAAAGTCTTACCGGGAGAATAATCCCGGTAAAGGCTATTGGGATTGGAAAGTACAAGCCTATCAGAATGGTGGTAGACATGCTTTAGGTGTTGGTTAGGTATTTGCTTCACTTGCTGATATGTTATTCAATAAGGAAAGAAGAACACCGGCTATGGCAGCTGCTATATATAATACTATACATTAGACTTAGAACGATACAGTAGCAGCTCCAGTTGAAGCACCAATTACAGATCCTATATCTGATGTAATAACTAGTGTAGATAAATTTCCAACAGATCCAGGAACAGTATTTCTATTGTCTCCTGAAAATCAAAAGAAGGAAATGGCAAAGAATTCTAATTACAGAATAGTAGATACTAATAGTGAGGAAGACCCTTATGGAATTGTAAGAAGAGCTGCTAACTATCACAAAGAAATTCACGGAGAAGTACCTGTGTATGATTATATAGCTGATTCTGATACAACTATTAAAAGAAGCAATTTAATGCCAGTAGGAACATTACCTATGGGTGATTATACTCCAGAATTACCTCATGCTGGTAGCTATAATTCTGTATTATATTACAATGCAATCAATGATAAACTTTATCAGAGAGCATACGATTTAAATGATTATGGTCCTACTGATACAAAAGACAAAGGGGCTTCTAGTATGTATATTGGACCGTTAAGATGGCTATCAAGGTAGTTAGACAAAGCAGGTACTCCTTTTGTTCAAAGAACTGGCTTTGTACCTTTTGATGAAGAAAAATATTACAACTAGTTACCTGAGTCTGCAAGAAAGAAAGTAAGTGAATGGCGTAGGCTTAGAAATTCATACGAATATGGTGGAGAAGTAGATGAATTTCAACGTAAGACCAGAAGAGATATAATGCAATAGTCTTTAGTAGATGGAAGACCTAACTACAATAAGATGTTCTAGAATCAGAATGAATATCAAAAAGACTTTGCAAACTATTGGTATACTGAGAGAGCTAAGAATCCGAAATATTCGGATTAGATAGGAGGGGATAAACTAAATAGTGTATTATCTAATGTAAACAAAGCTACATGGAAAACCCCTACTGAAGCTATGAGAGATAATATGGTAGGATAGGGTTATAATCCTACAGATGCTCAGATTAATCAATAGCTTAATATACTTAAGGAAAAAGGTACTAAGGGTTTTGCCAATCCAAAGGCTCACAGTTATACTTCATTAAGGCCTGCTAATACTTGGCATGAAGGTATTGGTCATATGGTAGGAGACAATACTCCAGCTATACTTAATGCTGCTCCTAATGTACGCATTAGTAGTCCTGATAGTTCGTATGAAGATTATGTCAATTAGGCTAATGAGAAACACGCACAGACTTGGGACTTTAGAGGTAATAATTCAAATCTGAAAGATGATTAGGGTAATTACTATATAGATCCTAATAGACAACTTACTCCTGAAGATATAAGTAATATGCGTAGTAAAGGAGCTAAGATACCTGAACAATGGGAATCATTAGAAGATGCAGACATATCAGAACTCACTAATACATTTGCATATAATCTATCTTAGGATCCTATATACTTTATGGCTAATGGTGGTGAGATAGGTGATCCAGATGATGAATTTACTAAAGCTATTAATACTAAGTTAGGTAGAACTCCAGATGGTAGACCATTGCAACAAGGGCTTAAGCCTGTATTTGATTTGGAAGATGCAGCTAATTTAACCCCTGTAGGTGATGCTATTGCTGCAAAGGATATGTATAATGCTGCTATGGATAAAGACTGGACAGGTTTAGGTTTAGCTGCTGCATCAATGATTCCTTTCGTTCCTAGTGGTATGCGTAAAATTAATAAGAAATTTAAACAGATACCTAGTGTACATAAAGATACACAACAATTATTGGATGCTAAATTTCAAGAGTTAGATAAATTAGCTCAACGTAAGGCAGATTACGGAAACGAACAATACCGTATTATGGAGAGAGTCATGGAAGATCCTAGTTATATGAATAGAGCCAGAGAAGTAAAATAGAAGTTTGGAGATGACTATTCTATACCATATGCTGATATGTTTATAGCATATAATGTCGATCCTGATGTACTGCCTAATGTTTAGCTAATGGACGAACTAAAGAAAGCCGGTTCAATGCGGAGAACTGCAGACGGTAAATTTATATACAAAGGGAATCCAGATAATGATTACATTCCAAATACAGCTGAACATGAATTAAGTCATTTTACAGATTTATTAAAATCTGGTAGACCTGATGCTCATGCTGGTAATAATGTATTCTACTAGATGACAAAAGATCTGACAAAGAGAGTAGGAGACAAACACGATGACTATTTTCTACTACCCACTGAATAGAAAGCTCACATGAATTAGCTTAGAGAATGGATGTTTCAAAATGGTTATATTAATCGTAGAGATTAGAAAGTTACTCCTGAATATATGTCTAAGATCATGAAATAGTTAAATAATGTAGAGGGAATGAAAGGTGTGCAAAGAGCAGCTTAGCAGTTTAAGAGTAATAAAACCTTCACCAAATGGTTCAATTCTGTACCATTAATAGGAGCTGGATTACTTGGTGTAAATAAATATTTTACTGATGAAGATAAACAAGAAAAGTAAGCTTGCGGAAAGAATCAAAAATAAAATATTAGAACTAAACGATTCTTTAGAAAGCCGCAATAAAGAGTTGTCTTTTTGTAAGAAATATGGATCAGCATCAACGACATATGGCGACGCTTATCCAGATACATCTAAATGGCCTACAAGTAGACAATACCGTATTTTAAAACGTTTCGATAAGAATACATATTTTACAGATAATGAAAAGAACTTCATTATCAATTATTTAATAGAGTGTTTGGTAGACAATCAACCATTTGATTGTTCTAGTTTAGGACCTAATAAATATCTAAATGAGTGATTTAATAGACTATACAGGTATCATGCCGGTCTACCCTATACCTACATACAAGTATGGTGGTATTCATATTAAGAAAAAGAATAGAGGTAAGTTCAATGAGTTGAAACGTAGAACTGGTAAATCAACTGAAGAACTTACGCATAGTAAAAATCCTTTGACGCGTAAGCGTGCTATATTTGCTTAGAACTTTTCAAAGATAGCTAAAAAGAGAAAAAAGAAAAAATGATAGGAAGATATAGAAGTAAATTTAAGCAATTTGATGAAGATGGTAATCTTCTATGCTATTCGTGTAAATAGTATAAACCTTTAGACTGTTTTGATAAGAATATAGATAAATGGTTTAGAGCTGAAAAGGATAGTAGATGCAAGGAGTGTAAAAGAAACGCTTATTTACGTCGTAAAGAAAAAAATAGAGGAAGTAAAGATCTAAATAGACTTCTATATGAAAGATTTCACGGTCTAAAAGATAGAGCTCGTAAGAAAGACATACAGTGTAATATAGATCTACAGTATTTGCACGAACTATGGAATACACAAAAAGGTTTATGTGCCTTATCTGGTATACCTATGACATACTATTTTGATAGTGGTCGAGTACCTACCAATGTGAGCGTAGATAGAATAAATTCAAACTTAGGTTATATTAAAGGCAATCTACAATTGGTATGTATGGCAGTAAATCAGATGAAGAGTGACTTAACTATTGAACAATTAAAATACTTTTGTAAAAGTATTTTAGAATATAAATAACAATAATCTAATTATATATAATTATGGATAGTAATACATTGAACGGTTTTGAAGTATTTGAAGACTTCATGATGCCAGGTAGTAATGTAAATAGTAATCGTATGCCTGGTAATGAAAATGAATTTGAGGGGGCATCGGAAGAATTGACTGATGAGGAATTGGAAGAACTACGTAAAGGTAATAAAGGCAATAAAGAAGAAGAGGAAGACGTAGATGATCCAAAGAACAAACCTTCTAAGAAAAGTAAACCAGAGGATAACGAAGAGGAGGAGGAAGAAGAGGAAGATAACGAACCTAATAATGACCCAGATAATGACATTGATAATAATCAAGGAGAAGATATTGAAAGTAATGCAGTAACTAGTTTCTTTGAAGCATTATCAGATAAAATGGGTTGGGAATTAGATGAAGATGAAGAAATCCCTCAAACTCCAGAAGAACTAGTTGAATATTTCAAAGATGTTATTGAGGAGAATTCTGTACCTCAGTATGCCAGTGAAGAAGTAGAAGCATTGGATAACTTTGTAAAGAATGGTGGTAACCTTAGAGATTATTTCCAGATTGACGGAGACTTAGACTTAGAAGAGATTAATATAGAAGATAGTGAGGTAAATCAAAAACTGGTTATCAAAGAATTCTTAAAAGAAAAAGGCTTCAATGCTAAACAAATTGAAAAGAAATTGACTAAATACGAAGAAGCTGGTTTACTCGAGGATGAGGCTACGGACGCATTAGAAGCCCTTAGAGACATTAAGGAGCAAAAGAAACAAGAGCTATTAGAAGCGCAAGAAAAGCGCGCTAAGGAGCTTAAAAAGCGTCAACAGGAGCAATTTAATACCGTTGTCAGTGAATTGAAGGGCATGGATAATATTCGTGGAATTAAAATACCTCAGAAAGATAAATAGGCATTATTGGAATATATATTCAAACCCACAGCTGATGGAAAGACTCAGTATCAGAAAGACTATTCCAAAAGCGTGAAGAACTTACTTGAGTCCGCCTACTTTACTATGAAGGGTGACACCCTATTAAAAGCAGCTAAGAGTGAAGGCTCTAATGCAGCTATTAATAAGTTCAAGAATAGTTTGAATAGAACTGGAGTAAGTAGAAAGACTAAAAGACAGGATAACACTAGCACTGAGTCTATGTGGGATTCTTTTGCACGACAATTACGTGTAGATTAAATAACAAATAAATTATAATTTACTAATATTTTATGGATAATAATATTCTGAATAATTTGGTTTTGTACAAAGGCAAACGTTTCTCAGACTTGATTGATACCAATAAAATCTCTGCTGCTTCTCAGTAGAATCCGTATCAAGTTGCTACAGTGTTGTCTTATGTATTCGGAACTAAAGATAATGGTTACAATACTTCCCTCGACATGATAACTGGCGGTCTTGGTAATGTAATGACTATTGATCAACCGAGCTGGGAGTGGAATGTAATGATTGATGCAGATAGAGCTATTACCATTAGAGATGCTAAATGGAATGGTGCTGCTATCACTGATACTATTACTGCAGGTTTGGGTAATACTCCTATCTATCTGTGGTTGGAAGAAAATTGGTTCGGTCCTACTGCTGTATTGGAATTGGACAATAAGGAATATCAACTGCGTGTTGCTGGTGCACCTTATCAAGATGGTAATCTTTGGGTATATACTTGCTTCATTGCTGATGGTAATCCTACTTCTTATGTTCCTGCACAATATCTGAAAGCTGGTAGCCAAGTTAATCGTCTTGCTTCTGCTGTTGAAGAGTACAGTGAAGAAGGTGATATCCTGAACTATAGTACTCACTTTAAGATGCGTAACTACCTTACTACTATTCGTATCAACTACGATATCACAGGTTCTGCGTATTCTACAGTAATGGCTATTGCTCTGCAAGATCCTAAAACTGGTAAGAAATCTTATTTGTGGGCTGACTATCAGGAATGGGTTGCTCTTCGTGAATGGTATAAGAGATGTGAACGTATGTTGGTTTACATGAAATCTAATGTAAACAAAGATGGTTCTTGTAATCTGAAGGGTACTAATGGTCGTCCGGTATTCATTGGTGCTGGTCTGTTGGAACAGATTGCTCCGTCTAACAAGCGTTACTATACTCATTTAAGTGCTGAACTGTTGGAAGACTTCTTGTTTGACCTGTCTTATAACGTACTTGGTACTAACGAACGTAAATTCGTTGCTTTGACTGGTGAAATGGGTATGCGTGAATTTGACCGTATCTTGAAGGAAAAGGTAGCCACTATGAACTTGATGGATACAGTATTTGTAACTGGTTCTGGTGATAGCCTGAAGTTCGGTGGTCAGTTCAAGACTTACCAAATGACTAATGGTATTGAGCTTACTTTGAAATATTTCCCGTTGTACGATGATCCTGTTTATAATCGTCAGTTACATCCTGTAACTCTGAAACCGCTGGAATCATATCGTATGACATTCCTTGATCTGGGTAGACGTGATGGTGAAGCTAACATTGTTAAGGTAGTACGTAAGGATCGTGAATTCGTTACTTGGTACACTGGTGGTGCTGTAGCTCCGTCTGGTTACGCTAACTCTAAGAATACTCTGAGATCTAATGGTAAGGACGGTTATACCGTATTCTTCCTTGGTGAAATGGGTATCATGTTGCGTGATCCTCGTGCTTGCGGTGAGCTGATCATGGAAGCTGAAGACTAATTAATGTTTTCATAATTTAGGGGGCTTAGGCCCCCTTTCCTACTAACTTGATAAATCTAATATTATTATTATGGAAGTAATCGTTAGAATCTTAAAAATAAATCCTTGGAGCGGGATTACAAAATGGTCTACTTGTTATGACTATATCGCTTCTTACTGGACTAGATCTGGTAACTTATATACAGGTCTTACTGCTTAGGATGCAGAAAGATTAGAGAAAGAAATTGGTTATCCTAGTGGGCATCTTTCACCCGCAAGTTCATTCTGGGATACGTTTGCTGTTAAATTAGGAAAGAATGATCTTATTCTAAATACAGATAAACCAGAAGACGAACTTAAGTATTTATTCTTGAAAAAACATAAAAGAGTAGCTGATGGATTAAATAATGTAACACCTTCTACTGATTATGTTATTATTAACAAGGATAGTGAAGCTAAAGAAGCTAATAAGATCAATAAGATTAAACGTGAAGCATATAGAGAAATGGATAAAATGTCTATTGAGGATATGCGTAAGTGTCTTAGACTTTATGGTATCAAATCTGATACATTGTCTAATGAAATGGTTGAAGCTAAGCTTTCTGAACAGATTGAAAGTGCTCCGGATAAGTTTATAACAAGATGGGTAGAAAACCCAAATAGAGAAATGAACTTCATAATTGAAACAGCTATCTCTAAGAATATCATACGTAGAAATAGAAGTCAATACTATTTTGGTACAGATATGATTGGTAATGGCTTGGAAGATGTAATAGCTTATCTGAATGATAAGAAGAATCAGGACATCAAATTAGCAATTATGAATGAAATCAAATCTAAATAATGAAAATATCTGATTTACATAAGGCATTTAAAGTTCTCATGGATAAGAATTCAGAGGCAGTCGCTTTCGGTGGCTGCCCTGCATTCCTTCCTGAAGAAATAGATTTATTTCTTAATTAGGCTTATATAGAAGTAATATGTAATAAGTACACTGGCAATAATACTATGAAAGTAGGATTCGAAGGTGCTGTTAAACGTATTGCTGATTTATAGAAGTTAATTAAGACAGATACTGCACAACCTTTAGTATATCCATACTCTAGCTCTAACGTGCTTACTTTATCTAATTTCTTTAAAGATAATCAAGAACTTAAGAGAATGTTCTATGTAGATTGTGTATTACACTTCAATGATGAAGTTGCTATATGTACACTTATAGATCACGAAAAGGCTAAAGGATTCTTATAGACATATAACAATATGCCTTGGATAGAAACCCCTGTAGCAGTATTAGAAGATAATACACTGAAGATATATATAGATCCTATACGTATGTCTGCTGATACTTATACTGCTGATATTACTTATATTAAGTATCCTCAGAATATAAGCTATACAGACTACAATAAGGATATCACTGAGGTTCCTGATTACATATTAAATGAAGTAATTGATAGAGCTGTAGAAATAGCATTAGAGACTATAGAATCTCAGAGAACACAGACTAAAGTACAACTTGATAGCTTGAATGAATAATGAGTCCACGTGAAATGCAAATAGAGGTAGAAAGAAGACTGTAGCTAATTAGTCCTACATTAGCTATTGATAACAAACTACCATCTGATACTATATTATCATTTATTAATGAAGCTGTCGATAAGTTCTGGAAGACTAGATATTCAGGTATCAATTTCAAACAAAGAGGCTTCGAGTAGGACTAGAAACGTACTGATGATTTACGTACTTTGGTTACAAAGCACACTTATAAAGATATTAGCATTACTAAGGTTAATCAAGAAACCTATACAGTTACCTTACCTGACGATTATGTAATACTATTAGGTGATACAGCAGGTATAGCTCCTGCAGATAGTATTACTAATGATTGTTGGGAGAAAGACTCGGAAGGTAACTATAAAGTTAAGTATAGTGATACTATAGAAGGTACTATTGAAACTGTAGACAGAATCAAAGAGAATTCATTATCAGAGTATCATCTAAAGTACACTAAAGCTAAACCTATCAAACTCATGTAGGATAATACTATTACTTTATATACTGATGGACAATATAAAGTAGCTGAGTATACTATTGAGTATTTGAAGAGACCTAGTAAAGTAACATTAGTAGGTACACCTACAGATGAATACACAGACCTTCCTGCTCATACTCATATGGAGATTGTAAAGATGGCTGTGCAACTTATATTAGGTACTTTACCAAACTATAATGTTTATTCCAACGAAGTAAATACAATGGAATAACATAACAAGAAAGCGCTTACCAACGTGGAAATCTGAAATAAGGAAAGTAGAAAGTAAGCGGATTTAGACTAAGCGCTTAATATGTCTAATTAATAATTTATTTAAAACTATGATTCAAAGCGTTCATTCCGTATTGATCGGAAAGACTTGCCCTGCATCTTACATTACTGTAGATGCTCTGGCTGTTGGTGACGTGGCATTGTTTGATGAAAACAAAGCTCTGCTTAAAACAGCTACTGCTGCTGCATCCGCTAACTCTTTGTACGTTGGTGTAGCTGGCCCTAAAATCAACGTTACTATGCCTGATGGCTCTGTAGCTTAGAAAGCTAATATTGATTTCTCTAATGAAATTCAGAAGGATTCTAAGCCGTCTGCAGTTATCGGTGCTCACGTTGAACCGGTTGAAGAAAAGATCGTAATTACTCTGACAGATGCTACTATCGTAGCTGGTAATCGTTATGTATTGCGTATCGTTTATAAAGACCTGTATGAAGCTGCTTGGCAGTTTACTCATTCTTATGAAGTATATGCTGAAACTGCAACTGCTTCTGACTTGGCTGCCGCTATCGTAAAGAAGATTAATGCTCACAAGAACCGTCGTGTACAGGCTTCTGCTAGTGCTGCAGTTATCACTCTGAATGCTATGCCTAAGGATGATAACGAAGGTGTTTATTCACTGAATGAATACAGCGTTGTATGTATGGAAGCTTCTTTGTATGAGACTATTCCTGGTGCTTTGCTCGCAAATCAGCCGAAAGCTGTAGCTGGTGCTACTATTGCTAAGACTGCTGGTAATCCGGGTAAAGGTTATTGGAAACAGGTACGTGATGCTGAAGTACGTAATATGGGTTACAAGGGCCACGTATTTACTGGAGCTTATCCTGAAGTAGAACAGGCACGTAAGGTAGTTGAAGGTACTCAGTACGATTATGCTATTATCGAAAACGATAACAAGTATTTGAGTAATGATAACCAATACATTAAGACTACTCCTCTTACGACTGAAGTTTACTGTCCTAGCATGGTAGGTTCTATCATTGATAAAGGTATTCAATCCTTTATTGCTGGTGCAGAAGTAAAATAATAAGATATAATTTCAGTGTGCTGACAAAGGGCTATGGGGCTAAATAGCCCTGTAGCCTTTTTTATTTAAATATATATCATGAAAATAATTGGAATTAAAAATATAGATGATACTCTAGTAATCTCTTTAGATACTAAATTACCTGATACAGTGTCAGAGGACTTATATTTATATATAGACACACTGGATAACTATACTAAGCGTAATTCAGATAATTCTGAAGAACATTCATATTCTGTACTGGTAATAAGTGCCGAAGAAGGAGATGTAACCAATATCAGTGAAGATAGGTATCATATTACATTAGATGCTACATCACCATTTGCTAGTGCATTTACTGTAAGTATAAAAGACTCTACTGTATTCTATTACGATAGAGAAGAATTGTACTATAAGCAGATAGATTTACTTTGTACAAGCTGTAGTACTTGTTTAGATGATCAATAGAAAGATCGCATAATGTTATTCATACTTAAGTATAACTTATTGCAATATGCTATAGAACATGACATAATGAATGATGCAGTTCAATACTACAAAGATATTGCAAGAATGTTAGGTATATGTATTAATAACAGTATATTCAATGATGGTCACTTTGACTGTAATCGTTGCAAGAAAATAGTTAATAGCTGCTGTAATTGCAAAAATGGGTGTTGTTCGTTATGTTAACTAAAGAGATATATAAAATAGGTGCCAGTAAAAACTTACTTACTAAGTACAATATAGAGTATGATAAGTGTGATATAAAGAGTATAGCTTGTGCTTTATATATCGCTAACTTACTCGACGGTGATTACCCATTAACTCAAGTACAGATAGATAAGTTAGAATAGCTTATTAACTGCCTTGTACAACCTAGTAGGTATTGGTATGGTAATGATTAGGAAATCATTAGACCTATACTATTAGAGAGAGAGCTAAATACTAATTTTGGTTTAGAGACCGTTAATGGTCAACTTATAATTTGTGAACAATGACTCCAGAAGAATTAGAGAAATAGGTACTAAAAAATACAGTAGCTATTAGGACTGTATCAGATAGCTTAGTAAACTATGTTTAGAATTAGTATTTAGACAATACTAATAAGAATGTATCAGCTAATACATCTGATATAGAGAAGTTACGTAACGACTTAGGTGATATACAGAATTAGATTAACTTGCAGAACCGTATTGAGTATTTAAAGGATACTAATATAGTAGATGCAACTAAACTAGACTTATTACAGTATGACGGTAATAGGTGGTCTAATGTTGCTGCTAATAAAGTAGTTACAGGTTTGTTAGGTAAGTTAGTTGATTTATAGGATGTAAAAGTAGAAGATGTTCGTAATGACGAAGCCCTAGCTTGGGACAGTGAATTACAAAAGTGGACTAATAAGAATCTGAATACAGAGATATATGATGACATATTCATAAGTAAGATTAAACCAGATTCTACACCACATGAAGTATGGTTTAAAGATTCAGCTGTATTTGGTCAAGAAGGTTTTGCATCAGGTCTTACTGGTTTTGGTGGTAAGATTGATAAATGGGGTCATGCTGAATTAGATAGTCTTACATTGCGTAGATTCCTTGAAGTACCTGAACTTAGATATAATCGTGTAGAGATACAGTTAGGTGACAAATGGAATGCTCCTGGTGCAGGTGTAATTGAAAGCGTAGAGCAATTAGATCAGTATACTGGTACTATTACTTTGAAACTAGAGGAAGGTGAGTATGGTGCAGTATCAATGGGTGACCTTTGTATGGGTATCTTCCACTCTGAGAACACTGTAGAGAATGCAGAAAGTGATGAAGATGATGGTATGGGTAATAGAAAGTTTGCAGGTTTCTATACTGTTTACTTTGAAGTTACTAACATACTTGATGCTCAGAATAAGAAATTTGGTTATAAGCTTAGACCTGTAGATGAATATTGGACTATGACTTATCATCCATGTGCACAAATGAATTTTGTAGCATATGGTAATAAGACTAATGTAGACCGCCAAACATCTTGCTATTCAACTCGTACTTATACGCGTTACTTAGTTAACCAAAATACTTGGGATTAGAGAGCTAATAACATTGCAATGCAATTTGGTGACTTAAGTAATCTGAACATATTTGGTTATGAAATGGAAGGATATTCCGCATATCTTAATTCAGTGTATTTCACTGGTAAGATTACTCAAGTAAAACCAAGTGGTGAAGAAGTACTCTATGCTAATGATAGAGGTGCTTGGGAACCAGATACTCATTATGACTATTATGATAGAGTAAGTGTATTAGGTTACTTATGGTTATGTGTTAATGACAATGGCTCTGATACTAAACCAAGTGAAGATAATCCTGATTGGTTAATGCAAGTATCTAAAGGTGACCAAGGTGAAGGTCTTATATTACGTAGATCTGAATGGAAACCTAGAGTAGAGTATTGCAATGAAAGTGAGGTATCTCCTACAGTACAACCACTACGTTATTTAGATATAGCCTTAGTAAAGGATTTAGGAGCGGAAACTGGTTACAAAGTATATAAGTGCATATACACTAGAAATAATGGTAAACATACTTCTAGTAATGACAATGCTCCTGGAACAGCAGGTGGAGCTGAATACTGGGAAGAATTAGCTTAGAATGTAGATAGTATCTATACTGACCTAATTATAGCTAAGAATGCTAAGCTTGACTTTATGACAGGTAATGCGTTACGTGTTGGCTACTATACTGGTAATACAGTTAATGACTTCTAGGTAGTAGCTGGTATAACTGGTGAGGGTGGCACTAATGGAGATGCTATTAGAATATGGGCTGGTACTACTGAGGAGAATAGAGCTAATGCAGACTTTAGAGTAACTCAAGGTGGTAAACTACATGCTCGTAATGCGACTATAGAAGGTAATATTACTGCTTCTACTGGTACACTTGGTACTCTATATCTTACTGGTTATATTGATGGTACTAATGGCGGCAGTGATGGTATGATGCTATTTCCTAGCTATATAAAATTCAAATAGGACTATAGAGAACTGATATTGGGAACTGTTAGTAGTTTGGGGTTTGGTTACTTTGGTAGAATGACTTCTAATGCTACGGATCAATACGTATACAATAATGCTGGTTTGTATATGAATTTAACAGGCGGTTTAAATAATAATCTTGCCATGTATGGTAATGGAGATATATCTATGAATGGCAACGTTGTTGGTTATAGTTATCGTGTTGCAGAATTTACTGAAGCTAGTAATGTAATTCAACGTTAGACATACTCTCGCCGTATGCTAATAGTAGCACCATATGGTTCTTGTATGATTGGTCTACCAGAATATAGTATAGTAGAATCTAAATTAGGTATAAACTAGGCTAACTGGACTGTATCAATGACAATCACTTATGTACCTACTGCTTCTTCTCCAAATGTAAGAATATATGGTAGATAGAATGGTAGTACTAATTAGGAGTATCCTATCTTATATAATTAGAATGGTGGTAGAATAGAATACGTTGATATTAATCAAGGAGATACTTTTACTTTTACACTAATTAAAGAATATGCTAGTAGATATTACGCGATGATAGAAAATCTTTCTAATTAATGAATAATAGATTATGAAAATAAATTTTGCACAACTGGAAGTATATACAGACATTAAGAAAACTAATAAGGTCTGCGCTGATGTTAGACAGCAATTAGGTGAATTATTGTATGAAACAGGTAGTGGTATTAAACTGCACTCTCTGGCACTAAAGATTTATAATTCTGAAGGTGAAACAGAATATGATGCTGAAGAAGTTAATATCATTAAACAGTATATAGAACAATATTGTAAGCCTGCCTTTATTGATGCTATCATCGAGTTAACTAAAGTATCAGAAGAAATTAAAACAGACGAAGTAAAATGATAGTAAAAGGAGTTAAAATAAGTGAACTCGAACTTAGAGATAAACTGACTGGAGAGGAGTTAATTCCTTTCCAGGATCAGTTATCTAACGGAAAGATGGACATGAAATCAATTATAGATTATTTTGAGGAAGTGTCTGATCAAGAAGTTAATCTCTAGAGTTTGGTAAACATCAAACAGTATGTAAGCAATAGTAAAGAGCTAGAGTTTGTATCATCTAATGTAGGTGATGTATACTTTAATACTGGTGATAAGAAGTTATATGTGTATCAGGAAGGTGGTACATGGGCTACTACTGACCCGTCTAAATATAGAATGTATGTAAGACTGGATAAGGATGAATACGGTCGTACTAATATCATTCATAGATGGGATGGTAATAATATGACTGTTATTTCAGAGCGTCTGTTTATCGGTGAAGAAGAAGGTACAGCCTATGAAGGTTCTAAGGGTAAACAAGTTAGAAATGACTTAGATGCTCTTAATGCAACTATAGATAAGTATCCGCCTAAGCTGGTTAGCGGTATATTAGACCCTAATTACAGTGGTAGTTCTGTTGACTTAAGGTATGGTTTCTATGACCGTATCAGTGATACTAATTCAACTGGTACTAAAACATTCAACTGTGCTAGTTAGAGTAATGCTGGCTTTATGGCTGCTGCAGATAAAGTAAAGTTAGATGTTACTTTACCTAATAATATAAAGGCAGAAGAGGATGCTAGAAAGGCTGCAGATAGTACTTTACAGGGCAATATAGACAGTTCTAACAGTGACCTGAACAGTAAGATTACTGCAGAGACAGAACGTGCTACACAGGCTGAAAACACTATTACAACTAACTATAAGGCAGCTGATACAACTTTACAATCTAATATAAATAATGAAGCTACTACAAGATCTGAAGCAGATGCTGCATTAGATAGTAAGATAAGTAAAGAAGTTAGTGATAGAACTCAAGCTATTAGTACACTTCAAGGTAGTTTAGATACAGAGATTGCTAGAGCTACTAAAGCTGAACAAGATATTACTAGTGCATATGAAGCAGCAGATACTACACTGCAGAACAATATTAATGCTATTAATAACTCTAAAGGAGTAGCTAATGGTATTGCTACATTAGATTAGAATGGATTAGTACCTTCAAGTCAATTGCCTTCATATGTAGATGATGTAATTGAAGTTAGTACTTTTAGTGCATTACCTGATACAGGTGAATCTGGTAAGATATATATTACTCAGGATACTAACCTTACTTATAGATGGTCAGGTACTGCATATGTTGAGATATCTCAATCATTAGCATTAGGTGAAACTAGTTCTACTGCATATGCTGGTGATAAAGGTAAGGCAACTACTGACAAACTTAACAGAATACCTAATAAACTTATTGTTGATACTAATGGTGTTACGTATAACGATCCAGACAGTGTTGTACTGAAATATACCTTCTATAAACAGCAAGAACAGGAAACTAGTACTAATATTCATACAATCAATGCAGCTACTACAGCTACACCGGGTGTAATGACAGCTGCTGATAAGACTAAGTTGAATAAGATGTTAACTAACGGAGATGGTTCTAAGTACTTATCTGATAATGGAGTTTATAACACTATAGTAGCAGATACAGCCGAAACAGTAAAAACTACAGAAGCTATACCGGTAGCAGGAGGGCCATTAGCTACATTACTTAATAATGCTGGTATTACTACAATTAGTACTGATACTAGTATGCAAGACTTATTTATGTAGCTATTTACTAAGGAGTTGTGGCCTACGAATCTTACATTCAAAGAAGGTACCATTACAACCAGTATAAGTGCTCCTACAATGACATTAAGTAATAGTGGTTTAGTAGAAGTAGGTACTACTATTACAGTATCGGGTATCTCTATTGCTGCTACTTCTCGAAATACTACGAATCGTACATATAGCGGATTTACTTATGGATATTCTTCTGCTAATGATAATACTAGAGATAACTCAAGTACATCTATAACTATTTCAGCTTAGAATATTGCATCAAATAATGATCCTTATAGTCTGAAGCGTACTATTAACGGAAATGCTGTATCAGCTAACGCTAATGCAGATTATACTTAGGTTACTCTTGATAGTACTACATTTAATGCTATTGAAGGTACTAATACAGTAAAAGCAGAAACTACCGGTACTAAGTATCACTGTACATTTGGTACCATACCTGTTTATTATGCATGTAGTAATCTTGGTAAGACAAGTGAAGATCACAAATCTATTGCTAAAGATGCAGCTACTGTAACGAGCGGTATTCCATCTAATTCTAAGTCATTAACAGTAACAGGAGTATATCCTTACTATACTAATAAGGACAATATTACTACCTTTGCTAAGTTAGCATTGACCTCTAATAAGACATTAGATATTACATATGTAGCTGAAACCGCAAGTAATAAACACGCATTTAAATTACCTGCTAAATTTAATGTAAGTTCAGTTACATTATTAAATACATTAAGTGGTAACTATGAAGACTACGATATAAGTAAGTTCACAGTAACTACTGAGAATATAGATGTACAGGGTACTTCTGTATCTTATAAAGTATATACGCGTAATGACGGAACTAATGGTTCGTCTTCATTTAAAATCACATTTGCATAATCATGAGAGATAAAGGAACATTTAATTTTAGTGGTAATCTTGAAGTAAAAAAAGATGCCCCTCTTGAAGCTAGATCATTGGTTAACTCTTATGCAGACTTGACAAAGCCAGAAACCTGGACAGATGAAGAAGGTGGAGTATGGACATATAGTTTCATGAACGTTACATGTAAAGATAGACCAGGTAAAATATATCAATTGATAGGAGAAGACTATACTGAAGAATCTAATTGGAAAGAGATAGGTAGTTCATCCGGTGGTGGTATTGAAGATGCTCCAGCAGATAATAAAATATACGGTCGTAAAAATAACGACTGGACTGAAGTAATTTCCAGTGGTGGAAATTCAGGTACTTTTGTACTTGAGACTGCAGCTGCAGATCAGTTAACAGATACTGAGTATAATGACTTAAAAGATGCTATAGAAGCCAATAAGATTATTATAGCTGATTTAGGTTTGACTTTAGGTGTAATAGCTCAGATATATCAACCTTGTTTTGCAGCTACCTATGATAGTGGTAGTAATAGAATTGTGCTTAGCTTAACACAAACTACTGGAACTACAAGTAGTAGTGAGGATACCAGAAGATTAGTAGTATGTGATATTATCATTTCAGGTAATACTGGCCATAGTGTAAGTAGAGATAACTATAACTTAGTTAATGAAAATATGGTACTTACATTTGGTAATACTAAAGAGTATACTCCCACTACTGTTTATAGTCCTGCTACTAAGAAGTATGTGGATGATAACAGATATGGTAAGACGTTCGTTGTATCAAATGTAAATAGTTTCTTAACCAATCGTAAGGAAACTGGTTCAGCTGCTGAGACGGCTACTAACAATATATTTGGTAGTAAGGAAAGCTTCCGTGCTGTAGTAGATGATATCATCTCAAATCATACTAGATACTATATACATGTAGATGGTGATGCTAACAACTGTATAGAATTAGATTGTGTTAATGCTTGGAAGAATGCTGATAGCAGTGCGTACCAATTACATTTCATTATAACTTATTATACAGGTAGTACATTGTACACTAAGAGAATTAGTATTAACTCAGATAGTAGTGCAGATAGTGCATTTATAGAGATAGCTGACTTAGTTAACTCAGATAATATTAATGTAATGACTAAGAAGACTACATCTGAATATAATAGTCTGAGTAAGAATGATAATACCGCTTATTTTGTAGTAGATTGATATGGTAGATAGTGATTTAAAAGTAGGTTCAAGCAATGCTGAAGGTGTCTATGTAAAAGACACCTAGTTGCTTTAGTTTGATTGGAGTAAGCTCTATGCCAATCTTAGCTATGTATGGCCTAATGGTGGAACTACTGATAGTTTTCCTGTTATTATTGCTAATCTTAGTAGCGACCCTGTTCTTCTACAACGTGATGGAGAAACAGAAGAAGTTGCTCCTGGTAAAATTGATTGGTATACTATCGGTGGTCAAGGTCAAGCTATTTCTGAAATTTCTTTATTTAACGAAGATGCTAACGGCAATGGTTCCAGCAAACGAGTTGTTCAATTTTATTCCACAATGTACGCAGAGGGTGAAAGTATTAATTACAGTTATGCTCATAATCAAATTGTAGATAAGAATGAACTAATAAATGATTTTACAAGCGAAGTATATAAGCAATTTGCTTGGATTGTTTTTATTTTTGATACAGAATAATTATGATAACAATTGGAAATAATAAAATAGCAAATAATGTTATAAGCTTTGACCCAAATCTTTTTGAAGGAAATATTGGTTACTTTAAGATTGCCGAAGTTCCACAGTACTCAGAAGAAGGAAATCAATATTCTATTTCTCTATTAGGAATGGGGGGGGTAATTATGCTGACAATGAAGATGGACCAGTATTCTGTAACCTATGTGTACATAGAGGAACTATAAAGACTAACTATGATAGCCTAACTGGCACATCTTATATAGACTTTTATTATAGAATTAATCATGGAGTAGTTGAAATATGGATTAGTCCTAAGAAACAATTTCCAAACATTATTTCTATATTAGTAATGAGAAATAGTTTTAATCATTGGACTGTGGGTTAGTTAGAAATGTCACGTGAATTACCTGCAGGACTTGTAGATTTTTAATAAAAGTGGGGGGGGTGATTACCCTCACCCTTAACACTAAAGATATGAAGAATATATTTATTATAGGAGATAAGAAAGTAACTAGAGATAGTATTCTGGACAAAGACAGAGCAAATAGAAAGATGGTATCTCTTAGAGGAGAAGGCTTTGATGAAGATCATTGGTATCCTTGTGACTTTGATGCAGATCCTAATGTAACTACATTTCCTTTACACCTTATCATTCATAATACTCTAAATACTGACTCACAAGGTGATGCTAAGCCATCTTGGGCTACAAATTCAGGAGGATTTGCTCTATATGTAAACATGGAAGTCGGTGGTGCAGGATGGGGATAGTTGTATATTGACTAGAAACTAAATGCTTATACTGCCTTGTGGGGTGGAGATACCGCTGTAGGTTCTATGCATCAAGTAACAGAACTATCTAAGTTCATTATATATCTTAGAGGTGGTGCTAACTATTACTACACCTGTGATTGTGAATCAACCAATATAGTGGCCCATAATAGTTCTTATACAGTTGAATATGGAAATGATGGCGGTTCACAAACATTTGATGTTTAGAGTTCTTAGGGTGATTTACTTGAGTATTTTACCTATGATGTGAACACTTGCCTCTGGAGAGCTAAGAACTTTGGTTTAGTAAATACTAATGAATACAACTTTACTAATTCTAATGTTCCACGTATATGGTTTAACTATAGAACAATGCAAGGTAATTAGGACGGCAATATAAATGATTACGCTTTCGGAAGAGGTAATGGAGAATCATATGCCAGTATTTATGCAGCTGGGTTCTTTAAAGAATCTGATATTAGATTAAAATCTAACATAAAACCATTACAACATACTCTAGAACAAATATGCGATATACCAACTATAGAGTTTGATATGTATGATAAACATCAAATAGGTACTATTGCGTAGAATTTAGAGGAACACTTTCCAGAATTAGTAAAGACGGATGATAAAGGTATTAAAGCTGTGCAGTATGATATGCTTGGTGTAGTAGCTATAGAAGGTATTAAACTACTTAAGCAAGAAATTGAAGACTTAAAGAAACAAGTGGAGGAGTTGAAGAATGGAAGCAACTAATGAACTAATTACAGCATCTGAAGCATCTGCAGAAGGACTTAATATAACTGGTAGTAATGAGTGTATAACTAAGCAAGAGTTTGTAGACAATCTCCCTAGTGGGGGGGGAGCTGCATCTCACTGGTATGAATACATACCAATACACATTAGTTATCAATAATTCTTCGAGAGATTTAACCGGTACTGTGGTATATCAAGATGGTGACTCCATTGATTTTACATTCAACAAACAAGATGTGTATTCATTTTCGACAGTGTACGATTTGTATTTCGCTAATACTGCTGATTCTTTATGTTATGATAGTAAATATTGTTATGGAGAAATGACTAATGATATGACTTCAGTATTAGAATAGAATGTAAACATTAACGAAGCTGAGTCAATAAATAGTGGTTGTGATAGTAGTTACTTGACTCAGATAATAATTATAAAAGATAGATAATATGGAATCAACAAACGAATTAGTAACAAAAGCAGAAGCTAGTGCTGAGGGCTTGAGTGTAGATTCTACTAATGAATGCCTTACTAAGGCAGAATTTAATGCAAATCTACCAACCCCCCCCCAGTATGACTTAAGGATTGTTAATGGGCATCGTGAGATTATCTACATAAACAATACAAGTGATGAAGAGAAGGTTATTACTATTAATAGTTCTAGATTCACTGTTAAACCTAAGTAGGTACTAATGCAAGGATTCTATTCTTATACTGCATTATCTGTTTATGCAGGTAGTAACTTCACAGCCAATGTATCCTATTGTGCTAACTTCAATAGTTCAATTGCATCTACAGGCTTATTTAACTATAAGTACAGTTATACTGCTGGACAAGTTATTGTATCTGAGTCTTCAGGTGAATAGAACTATACAACGTTACTAATTCACATTATATCTTAATATGAATCCGTACTTAGCACACATGACAAACAGGGAACTGTTAGAACAAATATATTTACTATTACTTCAGATTAACGTTAAGGTAAGTGAGATAGATAATGATGCCAAAACATTTGGTATGAACTTAGCTGCTGACTTAGTTGGTAATATGTTAGATGATTAGTCAGTGAGTAGTAGAAAAACTAATAATGAATAATATGGAATTAGTATTAAAAAGAATATTTAAAGGAGATAAGTATACTATAGGCAAACTATACTGTAAGACTTACTCAGATAAACAATATGCATCTGGAGAAGGATATGATCTGATGTATATCTGTGATACTCTTGAAGATACAGATAGAGGATTAGATTCTAAAATGACTTTAGATGAAATTAAGAGTATTAAGATTAAGGGAGTAACAGCAATACCTACTGGTACTTACAGTATTACTTTAGATGTACAGTCTCCTAAGTTTAGTAACTACAAACAGTACTCATTCTGTAAAGGCTACTTACCTAGATTAGTAGGAGTTCCTGGTTATGAAGGTGTGTTAATCCATATAGGTAATACTCCAGAGGATACAGATGGTTGTATACTTGTTGGACAGAATAAAGTAAAGGGGCAAGTAATCAATAGTACTAATACCTTTAAAGAGTTATATAGTATGCTTAAGAAGCATAAGGATATTAATGAACCTATACAAATTACTATAGAATGAAAACGTGTTTATATCAACCTATATTTATAAATCCATAGGCATACTTTGTATTCCCTTCTTTGTATCATATAGAGAAGGGAGATTCGTTTATAGAGCCTGCTAATATTACTGGGTAGCTTATCATTAATACTCTTACAGATGATCCTACTTTAACTCCTATAATACTTACTGTAAAGGATAATAATTAGGTTGACTTTAGTATCTTTGCTGGTAAGCACATACGTATTAGTTAGTATACTGATGAAGGTGCTGTGGTATTAGGTGAATGGGAGTTGCCTGCTAATACAAATACTATCGAGAAACAAGAAGAAACAGAAGATAATACAATTGAATTAATTAACTATGACAAGACAAGAAAATCCTAATTTTGTAGCATCTAAGTATGCTCCAAATCCTAAAGAAGTTTCATACTGGATTGACTTATCATCAGATACTACAGGTAATGTAATTAAAAGCTTTGATGGTAAGCAGTGGATACCCACTAACTACAAAGAGAATACAGACCAGTCTGAACGTATAGATGAACTTGATGCTAGTTTAGCATCTGAGATTAGTAGAGCTAAATCTAAGGAATAGCAACTTGAGAATACTATCAATACTATTGATAATACTCATTCTACTGATATACAGGAAGTAAGAGAGTCTATTAATGAGTTAGACAGTAGTAAAGCTGATAAGGCTACTACATTAGCTGGTTATGGTATTACTGACGCATATACTAAGACTCAAGCTGATTCCAAAGCTACTGAGATAGCTAAAGCTGAATGTGCTAAGTTAGTTGCATCTGCTCCTGAAACTCTCGATACCTTAGATGAAATAGCTGCTGCATTGGGTGATAATCCTAACTTTGCAACTACTATTACTAATCTTATTGGTACTAAAGCTGATACAGCTACTGTAAATGCTTCATTAGATACAAAGGCTGATAAGGCTACTACTTACACTAAGTCAGAAGTAGATACTAAGCTTAATGCTAAAGCTAACAGTGCAGATGTATACACTAAGTCATAGACTGATACAGCTATTAGTGATGCAACTAATAATAAAGTAACTTCTACTTCAGTTAACAGTATTCAGATAGTAGATGCTATACCAGAAGCAGATAGCCAAGTAACTGGAGTATTGTATATTAAACTTTCAACTGCTGCTTAATATGGGAGAGATTGCTATTAATGGTACTACATTCCAAGAGGTTGCTGCAAACGGTAAGACTGTTCAAGAGATGTGGTTGAACGGTTCTTAGATATATGCTGCAGGTGATTTATGGTATGGAGTACGTTTTACAGGTAGTAGTCCTGATGGAGTAAGAACTGGTAATATGCAAATGCATAAAGACCTACCAGTACAATCATTATTCAAAGGCTGTAGACTTACTTCTGATGGTACTATTAAATACTTTAATGCTACAGACTGGGATCATTACGAAGATGGTTCTGAAGTAACTAATGGTATTGAAGATGGTAATGATATGGTTGAATTACCTGATGCATACTATACTGTGGTAGTACACGGAGACTATGATTGGGAAATCAGAATGTCTTTATATCCCTTAGAAGGATATACTAAGTTTAGTAAGAAGTATTGCTCTGCATATGAAGCTTATAGGGATGGCAGTACCTTATACTCAATTAGAAATCAAGTACCTACTGTAAATACTAATAGAGCTAATTTCTTGACACAAGCTCGTAATGGTAGAAGTAACAGTTATGCTATCTATACTTATGAGATACATAAGTTTATTACTTGGTGTTATGTAGTAGAATATGCTACTCTTAATAGTTAGAAAGCAGTTAACACTGCATTAACTGAAGAAGGTTATCATCAAGGTGGACTTGGTAATGGTATTACTAATGGAACTAAGAAAGAAAACGGTGCTGATAGATGGGCTTTTGTACCTACAGGTACTACTAATTCATTGGGTAATAGTTCTGGTCAAGTACAGTATTCATATATTAATACAGATGCGGAAGGTACTGAAACACAAGCTAGTCAATACGCTAATAGATACAGAGGTATTGAGAATCCATTTGGTCATATATGGAAGAACTGTTGTGACATTGTTGTAACAGGAACAGACAATAAGATATACGTCATCAACAACAAAGAGAATTTTGGCATAGATAAATCGTTATATGAAGATAGTGGTTTAACTACTTTCACTACTAGCAATCAATGGGTTAAACGCATTACAAATAATGCGGCTGCTGACTTATTCTGTTAGGAAGGTGGAGCTAGTGCTACTACGTATTTCTGTGATTATTATTGGACGAATGCTGTAACAACTGACAGAACTTTACTGTTGGGGGCTTCCGCGGGTAATGGTTCCTATGCGGGTTTGTTCTTTCTGGCTTCTAGCATTGGCCTTGGTGCTGCGGGTGCTGATATCGGTACTCGTCTGGTATATATCCCTTAATTATTAACAAATAGGTTGTCGTTCTGGATTGAACAAGTAAGTTAGATAGGAGCTAACACGAGTAATAGTTCCAATGCAGGTTTATTCAATCTGAATTCTAACAATGACCTTAGTAATGCGAATGCTAATGTCAGTACAATGAAGCACGATTATCAGAGAACTATCAGTGATTTTCAGATTATTTTTGAGGAACGAGACCTTGCCTCTTGGCAAAAGATAACTAACCTAAACGAGTGTGTTGGTAACTTCGGTGAAGACTCACTTAGGTGCTTCAGATGAAAAGATATAATAATTTATTTGAAAAGATTATTTCAATAGACAATCTATATTTAGCTGATAAGAAAGCTAGAAAGAATAAGAGTAATAGAAACGATATTAAGGAGTTTGACAAGTATAAAGATAGTTTATTAGTTAGATTACAAAGTACACTGATAAATCAAACTTATACTACCTCTAAGTATGATACATTTATAATTAGAGAACCTAAAGAAAGACTTATATTCAAATTACCTTATTATCCTGATAGAATTGTTCATCATGCTATTATGAATATATTAGAACCAATTTGGCGTTCCGTATTCATTACTAATACTTATAGCTGTATTAAGAAGAGAGGAATTCATAAAGCATTATATGATGTACAAAGCGCATTGAAAGATAAATAGAATACAGTATATTGTCTCAAGTTAGATGTAAGAAAGTTTTATCTAAGTATAGACCATGAAATATTAAAGTAGATAGTTAGAAAAAAGATTAAAGATAATAAGCTACTTGCATTATTAGATGGTATTATAGACTCTGTAGAAGGAGTTCCTATTGGTAATTATCTCTCTTAGTTCTTTGCCAATCTTTATTTGTCATACTTTGATCATTGGCTTAAAGAGGACAAAGCTGTCAAGTATTACTTTAGATATGCAGATGATATGGTAATACTTCATAGTGATAAAGAATACTTAAGACAATTACTTGATGAAATAAGAGAACAGTTAGGCACACTTAAATTAGAAATTAAAAGTAATTATTAGATATTCAGAGTAGAAGACAGAAGTATATCCTTTGTAGGATATAAAATCTATCACGATTATACTTTGATTAGAAAGAATATTAAACACAAAATGTGTAAGAAAGTTGCTGCTATGAATAAACTTAAGCATATGACTTATAGTGAATATAGGCAGCAAGTCTGTAGTCATATTGGTTGGATGAAACATTGTAATGGCATCAATCTACTAAAGAAGATAATTAAGTATCATTAGTTGATTGAATATGCTAGAAGCTCGTAAGAACCGCTATTGGTTTCAGTCAATAACATTTTTTGAGTTAGTAACACATTATTAAATCTGTCGTTATATAAATATAATCTCGAACAAATGTCATTTAGTCTCAGTTGATTTTTAAACCCCTTTTTGAATCTACTGGGACTTTTTTGGTTACCTTATCAAACTATTATCTATGAATTATTATCAGTTAGGAGAACAGACAATGCCGATATTTAAAAATATGTTTAGCAGTGTAGAGAAGTTTACTATCAGTGCGATTGGTGGATTAATATCTCTATACTCTCCGGTTTATGTCCCTATCTTAGCCTTAGCTGCTATTATAATTTTAGATACAATATATGAATGTAAGGTAAATAAGAAGAAGGAGACAACCGATATTGTTAGTAAATCTAAGAGATTATTTTCTAAGATATTTTATAAAATACGAGATGCTATTGTAGCAATCTGTGGTGCATTCACTATAGAGAAGTTTATAGTAGCTTCAATTAATTTACATGCTGTAGAATTTGTTGCTGGAGCTATAGCACTCGTAGAATTCTTTACTTTACTTGAACACTTAGGTAAACTTCATCCCAGATGGAAAGTATGGACTTTACTTAAGAAATTAGTAAAGAAAAAAGGGGAACAGATATTAGATGTCAAATTAGATGATGAACTTTCAGATGATACCAGTCATAAGCGTAGTTAATTGGTTAAGAAAGAATTTCAAAGTAGTCGCAGTAGGTTTAGTTAGTTTACTTATTGCGACTATTTTTTATCAACATAATTAGCTACAGAATAAGAACAGAGAAATAGACAGAATAACTAACAACATAAGGGCATATGAAGAAATAGCTTCTAATGCTCAGGATAATAGCAGAGTACTTTAGCTTACTATAGATGAACTTAACCACAGTAAAGATAGCTTAATATAGCAAGTTAATAAGGTTAAGAAAGAATTAAAAATCAAAGACAAGAACCTAACTGACGCAAGTGTAATCAATACCTAGATTAATGATTCTGTGAAAACAGTAATCAAAGAAAAGTTAATAGACTTTAACGAAGAGCTAAAGCTCAATGATTTAACAACTATCATAGTTAGTAGAAAGGACTCAATCCTAACAGCCAAGATTGATATAAAAAATCAACAAATTATATTTGTAGAAGATAAGAAAGAATATAAACGTTTCTACAAAAACTGGCTACTTAGGTTCTTCCACTTTGATTTCAAAAAAGTTCGTATCAAAAATTATCAGATTGTAAATTCAAACCCTTTAATAAAGGTAACAGATACTCGTATCATTGAGTTACCTAAGTAAATAATATATTCAATAATTATTAATCAATAATAATATGCATAGAATATTTCGTGTTAAGGCTTACGAGATGGAACATGGTCCGCACTTCAATGAGGAACACGCTCGTAAAGCTGTAATGAAAATGGAAAATGAGGATGGTACTCGTGGACCGCATTGGTCTATAGAAGAGACTACCACATTAGCCAGTCAGTATGGTATTTCCTTAACTGGTAAATACAATCGTTACGATTGGTATGTAGCATTAAACATGGTATATTCTGAACATTCAAAAAAACAACGGAATACAATGTAGGTACTGTTATATCAGTATCGAATGCATACGATGAACCATTACAACCTGGTTAGTTTTAGTTACCTAATCAACCTAGGAAGAAATTAATAGATGTTACTATACAATGTAATGGGGAATAGAAAAAATTCTCTATACCTGAGAATAGGACCGTGATAACAGACAATAATCTAGGTTTAACTATATCTACAGATAAACAGGAGATTATAGGTATAATAAGGAATTAGTATAACACTTATAAAGCTAGGAAAGAGTCAATAGCTAAGTGTGATGAAGAAATAAGTAAGTGCTAGGCTTTACTTGAGAAACTAGATATACCAAAGGAACCTACTAATACAGAGGATCCTAGGTTAAAGGAACTACAAGATGAAGTAAACGAATTAAAGAATATAATTAAACAAGCAAGTTCTATGGTTCCACCACCCATGAAATAGATGTTACCACAGAATATGTAGAATGTAATGAAAAAGGTTGATCAATAAGGTCAACCTTTTTTTGTTTTAAGCTTGTACAGGAAACGCTATTAGTTGCGATAAGGGATTGTATAGCCGTACACATAAAATTCCTCTAATCGCTTTAAAATGCGTTCTAGGTATATTAACGTTAATTATAAATAATTATATTAATATAATGAAAGAAATTTGGAA